AGTTGGAGGCGGAGGCGGAGGTAGCTCTGCCGGCGGTGGAGGTGGCGGCGTCAGATACTCTATGGTTTATGCTGGAGCTGGTGGTGATGGCACTGTGTTGATTAGGGGTAAAAGATATAAGACAGGGTGATTATCTGCCATTTTACGCTCGCTTTGAAAGCCCATGATTAAATCTCTTTTGCTATCTTTGTGACAAACAGTTACAAAGATGGCATCAGAAGATAACAGAAACATAGCGGTTCCTCAAACAGGTATGAACCGCGATCTGCATCCGTCGAGTCTTACGGATCAGCATTATACGTTTGCCTTGAATGCCAACATAGAATCCGAGGATGGTAATGTTGGGATGAGATCTAACGAGCACAGTAACCTTAAATGCATTGATTTCGATGGGTTTAAAGTTATTGGTTACAAGAATGATCTTACTTCAGGCAATATCTATTTTTTTATAACAAATCCTGAAACAGGCGTATCTAAGATAACTTATTTCAAGCCTGAATCCGATACAAGTATCTTATCTGATTCCGATATAGAATCTATGGTAGAAGGATCGGAGTCGTTGTGCTCTGGCATGAAAACCCTGCTTGAAGACAACGAGCAAGATCCGTGCCTCAATTTCTCTATCTATCATCCTATAAAAACCATAGAAATCAAGACAGAGAAATGTGGTAAGTGTATTTATTGGACTGACGATTATAATCCTCCCAGGTATGTTATTGTAGACAAGGCCCTTACTCCTGATGATGAAGGTGATATATGGTATCATTATCATGGGTATAAGATATGCGATAAAGAATACGATAGGAAAAAGTTCATGCAGGAGAATGGTTGTTTTCTGGCATGTGAGAAACTTAGGGTGTTTCCGCTACTCAAACCCATGTGCATAGAGCCGGCTCAGATAGAGTACGGGGGCAGCCTGCGCTCAGGCGTCTATCAGGCTACTGTGGCTCCCTGTGACGAGTTTGGAAACGAGCTTGGAAGTTATTCTAATCCCACTAATCCTGTCCCTATATTTGATGAACAGTATATTACTCAAAAAGATGGCAAATGGGGAGAACGTACTAATTTAGGTATCAGATTCGTAGTATCTAACATAGATCGTCAAGTTGAATATTTTAAGGTTGTTATCATTCAAAACACAGTAGGATACAACGGAGAAACCCAACCGGTTGTTGACTATTTTGTAGAAGGTATTCATCCTGTATCAGAAAAGACTATATTGTATTATTCGGATCTTAATAACAAACGAACTACATTCGAACACATATCTCTCAAGAAGCCGGTTTATAATACATCAAGAGGAATCGTAGCTGTCGGGAATCGTCTTCTTCAGTATGGTCTTACGGCGGAAAAAGAATGGAATTTACAGCCTGTAGTTTCCCTCATGGGACACTTCCTTCAATGGCAGGCATCGGTAGCCCACGAAGATCTGTATAAGGATGGTAATGCCTGTTCGCTGTATGTGGGGTATATGAGGAATGAAGTGTATCCGTTTGCGATTTCTTTTAAGTGCTCCAACGGTTACAAAACTCCGGCATTTGTGTTAATACCTCCCCCTTACAAAGATGCTGCGGCAGAAATAGAAAATAAGGATACTGATAGAGTATATAAATCCATAAACCAATATGCTCCTCCTTGCTCAGGGCAAGAACGTAAATTCAAGTGGCAGTATTATAATACGGCAGGAGATCCGAAGGATTTTGATGATGAAGAAACCGGACAAGAAGAATGTAAGAATCCGGCTACTATCGGTCAAACCATAACATTGCAAAATGATTTTAAAACTTATACGAACGTTAGTTTTACATTCAGAAGTCAGATTATAATAGATGAGGTAATTAATTATTTTTCATCTAACATAAAAGACATTGCATGCAACACCGCTACAGAAGAATCTAATAATGCTGCTGCCAATGAAATCTGTGATATATTTAACGACTACGGCGATCCTGATGATCCTAATACGGAGGAACAAAAAGAGGCTATAGATGGTATCACGGCTCCTGAGTTTGGAGCCGAGTGTACTGATGCTCATCGCCAGTATTCGCTTATCACGGCTCCGGTAGATCGTATTGTGGGTTTCCGTGAAGAATATACGTATAAGGAGCTTGAGGATATGGAACACGTATCTACCGACTACCTATATACTACCGGCGGTGAAAAGCAAGACAAGTATTCTGTGCTATTTAACTGGGAACTACAGGAACAGATGATAGAGTTCATGGATAAGTATTTCTTTGCCGATGACGAAGATGGTGGTCATTGGGCTGGATACTGGTCGGGTGATGACGGAACTAAGGCGTGTGCTGTATATGATTCTTTGTTGCAGCCGTCTGTTGTATTACAGTCTATAGCCGAAGCTATTTATGTTCTGGATTCTATGCCGTGTACTTGTGGATGTTTTATAGAAGAACCTTGTCTTAATCCTACTGTTGCCAGAAGCGATTATAACTCATTTCAATCATCCTCTACGCTGCTTGGAGCTTATCTTCTTATGAATGATGTGTGGAATGATGATAAAGGAGAAGAAAAAGTCTGTTTTAATGGAAGATGTCTTCCAGACTGGAGAGCCGGACGTTCTTCGAGCACTATCCACAATGACGCCTACAGGTCAAGGATAGCGCCTGGAGCCTTGATAAGGGACACCTGGCCTGAGATAGAGAAAAAGATAGATGATTATTCATATAATTTCCTTGATACCGGTTACGTACCAGAAGGAGATTACGGAGATGGATGGACATGGGATTCTTATGCTAATTTGGCTGACAATAACGTAGGTGCTCTTATTCCTGAAGATGTTAAAGGTTCTACGATGTTTACATCAGAGTTGTTGGTATGGAGGTTTACGAAATGCGTGCTTCGTAACGCCCGTTTCCTTCATATTACAAGACCTAAAGAATGGGATGATCCTGATTTCCCGGCCAAGGACAAAGTTCTTTATCTGGAATCTTTGGGGAAGATAGATGGTCTTATGGATGCTGTGTCCACACAATATGTCCGTATTTCTTTTTGGAAATCATTAGATCCAAGATACAAAGGAGGCAATAGGAAGATAGATAAGGATGATCTCAACTTTGATTGGGAGAAGGTCATGGATGAAGGCGATAATTATGTTATTGTTGGAGCATCCCGTCCTTACTTTGGGCACATAGGCGAATCTTTCTTCGATAAGTACCCTGATGGATTGTATGTAGCCATAGACTGCCCTATCGTATCATGCCCTTGGATTTTTACCGTTCGACAAATTGATTTCTGTAAGGTTAAAGACGATGGAGAAGAGGAGAACAGTAAGAATCCGTCAAGAGGTTTGGTAGGCACATCTTACGTCCTTGGTAAAACTATATACCCCTATATTTTTGGTATCAGAGAAAAGGAAATAGACAGGATAAATGTACGGGCAAAAGAAATATCGTTAAGGGCCACAGTAGAATACTCCAGCCAGTGTACGATATGCGGGGATCGCCCCATAAACTGCGCTCCAAGGAAATACAAGTACGGTGATTTCGCTTACTGGGAATCGTCTGAGAAGTATCCTGCTAATTTTGAACTGTATGACAGCAGCAAGGTTAAGATAAGTGATCATGGTTATGAAGGCAATTCCAAGAAAGCATACGACAATATCGTATCCAAGCTTACTGAATACTACGGTTCCCCTTCTACGGATGATAAGGGGATGATGTCTTTTAAAGGTCATAAATATGGTACGGTAGATACCAGTACCGTCTTTTGTCAACAACCTATCCGGCATTATAAGTTCCCGGACAACGATCATATGCTTTTCATGAATCGGGATGTTAGGTCTTATGATGTTCCTTCTGATATTTATCCTATAGGAATATTAGTAGACGAGGATATGATTAACGTCTTCCTTGATTTTGCTGTAGATTCCGGATTGATAACCAAAGAGCAGCGAGATATGGTTACAGGCTATGAGATATATAGAGGTGACAGACGCCTTAATCGTTCTGTTATAGCTACCGGAATAGCTTACGACATGTACAGGTATTCAGGTCAAAACTCGAATCTTAATCTGTATCCTAATTATCCGTATAATGATTTATCGGATGACTCTTTTAATTACGCAACTGAAAAAAGGGTATCGTTTATAACCCACCCATTTTTCAGAAGAGGAAACGTGTGGTATGCATTTAGTTCTCCTGATATTTATTTCAATAAGCCTGAAACCCCTACGGAGGTGGCTATAGAAGGTTTTATAAGGGGAATGTCTGTAGGAAACTTTGATGAGGTTGAAGATCATCCCAAATGGACGATATTAGGGAAACAATCATATAAGATGGCGGCTACGTTGGCTAACATCGAATCTACGGCCACCATAGCTTCTCAGATAGCGGAAGAGCTTATGAACCGTTCTACGTCTGCGTATGTAGGTGTGATAGGTAATATCAATATGGCAATGATATTTGCTTCAATGATTGCCACCATATCTGATACGCTTGCTAAAAGACCGGTATTGTATGGTAAGTATAGATATGATTGGCTCACGACATTCATAAACAATGGCCCAAGAAGAAACCATGCTTTTTATTACACGTCTGTAGGTTACTACAATAGCATGATGGGCTTCGATGATACGGCTCCATACGAACAAAACAGATTAAGGGGATTGGCTAACACCAAGAGTCTTAAATCAGGCATGTACCCCATATCCGACCCATCTACGACATCATCTTGGGTTACTGGAGAAGATGTGGGTGATGATAACCAAAACGCTTCAAAAGATTTCTTGTTTATAAATAACATAGATAGAGAATCCTCCATGTTCTTGTCTTTTGGAGATCCGGGAGAAAAGGATCCTGATACAAGCATCTTAAATTCAAAGTATCTTGTATCGTATCCTATGCAAGCCCAGGTATATGATACAAGTCGTATCCATGACCCTGTTATCATGGCTTCTGATGCTGGATCTAAAGAATCTTTTGAAAGGACGAAGATGCTGTCTTATATCTGTTCTCCGTATATGAAGCTTATGCGGTACAGACCCGATCAGTATGGAGCTATAGAAGACATAAAATGGATATCAGTAGGAGGATGTGGATTCTTCCAAGGAGGGAAACAACCGCTGTTTGGCGGTGACACCTACATATCGAGGTTTTCCATGAAACGGAAATTCCCATTTTTTTATAATACTGCTTTTGGTATAGGGGATATGATACCATTTGCTTACAATGATTACCGAAATGTCGGATTTCCCAAGTATTTCGTTAATTACGATACTGGAGAAGATATGCTTGAGCATACTGACAACGAACGTTTTAATAGCTGGACATCATCAAGCAAAGGAACGTATTCTTTTTATCCAAATAGAAAAAGTTTGTATAATTTAAATGGTGAGAACGAGGCTAAGAAATACGTGGATGGTAGATTTTATCTGTGGTCTTATGGTATCCCTCAATTCCTTGTAGAATCGGAAATAAATTGCAATTTCCGATTAGAAGGAGTAGAGCCCCATGAATGGTTTTATCCGGCTCATGGTGATTTTGCTTGGTGGACACAAGAAAAGAACGTATCTATCCATAGGGACAATGATTACAAGATAAGTCCTATCTATTCATCAAGAATGACATTGACGCCTAATGTATTGCCGGCGACATACGAACGTCGTTTTTATGATTGTGCTTACCAGCGACCTAATGGGGTTATATGGAGTAGGGCTGACGTATCTGAAAACAGTCAAACAGATCCGTGGCTGACGTACAAGCCTATGGACTATCATGAGTTCCCAACCAGCAACGGGAAGCTTATTCACATGAAGCGTATTGAATCCGATCAGATCCTTGTCAGGTTCGAGGATCAGGTTTCACTCCATAACGCCATAGACGTAATCAAGGAGCGCACCTCCCCGGGGCAGGCTGAGATGGGCACAGGCGGTCTGTTCGCGTCCAGGCCTCTGGAGTACAACACGACCGACCTCGGTTATTCTGGAACCCAGAGCACTGAAATAATTAGTTCAGAATTTGGTCACTTCTGGGTAGATACTAAAAGAGCACAAGTGTTTATGACCGATCCGAACGGACGTAATCTCAAGGAACTTAGTGTAGGTATCAGACATTGGCTCAAGCGTCATCTTCCGTTTAAGATTCTTAGATACGGAATAACTAATATCTTAACCGGCACAGAGATGACAGAAGAAGATACAGACAATAAATTTATCGGTCTTGGTCTGTCTCTTGGATGGGATAACAGGTATAAGAGAGTACTTATCACGAAAAAAGATTATATACCTGTTAAGAACCCGGCATATTACAAATATGATGGTGGAAGGTTCTTATACAATGAAACAGAGGTGCTGTCAAACGATAAGGAAATATCTTTAAAAGACGAACAGTATTTTAAAGACGTGTCGTTCACTATCGGATATTCGTGTCTGAAGCAAGAATGGATTTCTTATTATTCGTTCTGTCCTGACTATTATATAGAACAGCAACAATATTTCCAAACAGGTATAAACTTCCCGGCATCAGACGAAGAAGGTGGCTTATGGAGTCATTTGCTGACGAATAAGAGCTTCCAAACGTTTTATGGAACAACATATCCATTTATATTAGAAGTGCCGATAAAAGAGAAATATAACGGTTCTACGCTGGCTTCTGTTGAGTATGAGCTTGACGCAAGGAAATACGTTGATGATGTGAATTACACACTTGACAGGAAAGTAGGTTTGGATACGATAACTATCTACAACGACACAAACAACTCAGGTGAAATTCATCTTGTTCCAGAAGAAAAGAATAATTTAGCGCAACGTATATCGTATCCGAAGATCGTAGGCGACCATACCGAGGTTCTGGATACTGAGGTATATAGAAGACATAAGTTAAATGACTTCTTCAACAGGGTTGACGATGACCGATCTGAAACACCTATCTGGATCAAGGACGATAACGATATAAATAAGTCAGTTAATCCTGATTCTCTTAATTTCAGACGGTCATGGCTGGATAGGTTAAGAGGAAGTTGGATGCTGATGAGGATAAAGAAAGTAATTAGCAACCGAAAGATTATATTCCAGTGGTTGATTTCTGAAGATAAGATTAAGAATAGATAATATCGTATTACCCTCTGCCTATTAGCAAGTAGAGGGTAATACTTTTAAGTGCAAGGCTGTGTATAACCACTTTATATTATTCACTACATTTATTTATCCAAATTAATACATTTTAAATCATTTTAATTTGTAAATCATATTTTAGTGTCTACGATTTGCATCGTAATCAAGAGAGATTATAATGTAAGACAGTGGTGATGGAAGGTGATACTTCGGTTTGTGTCATAGGTTCGAGTCCTATATTTTTCATGTAAGAAAAATTAGATCAGTTGGTAGATCAAAACCTCCTTTCATATCAAAACACCTTCCAGGTTCTCCCTGTTTTAATAAAATATATAGATGGTGAGGAGTTCGGTTACTTCGAAAATTAGCGTAGTGGATAACGCGGTATTCTGTAAAAATACTTTTCATTGGTTCGAATCCAATATTTTCATTTTGTCCGGCTCCGTTTTTCCTCTGTTTGAAATATATAAAAACTAATGAGTGGTGATGGGGTTAGTTACTTCGAATTTAGCTCAGATGGATAGAGCGATACTCTTTTAAAGTATAGGTCGATGGTTCAAATCCATTATTTCATTGTTTACACTAACTTCAGCTTTTCCCTCATTGAGTATTCATTTTGATATATTTTTTTTAAGCAGTGGTAGTAATATCACTGCTTTTTTTTGTATAACACCTTAAAGAAAACAACAAATGGGAAAGTTTAACAAAAAGGATGAAGGTGTTAAGCCTACGATCGTGAATCACATGGGAGAGAAGGCGTATAAGCCTAACGCAGAAGAAGAGTTGGTATCTACGGTAATGACTACCATGTTATCTGATTCTTATTATGAGAAAGAAAAAGACAAGGTGAACAGGATTAAGGACCTTATGGATCAAGTAGATCCATATTTCGCAGCACAAACAGCATTGTATGTCAGGAAAGAAGGAAAGCTTAGGTCGGTAACGCATCTTATGGCTTCTGTCCTTGCCAGCAAAGCATCGGGTAAGGAATGGGCTTCAAGGTTCTATAATAAGATCGTTATGCGTCCTGATGATATGAGCGAAATCCTTGGCTGCTATGCGGCTCTTAACGACAAAAATCCAAAGAAGTTAAGAGGAATATCCAGCGCTATTAAGAAAGGATTTAAGACGGCTTTGGAAGGTCTTGATCCGTACCGGATTGATAAGTATAAGATGGACAGTAGGGTCATTACTATGGTTGACTTAGTAAACTTATTTCACCCTAAAGGCAATCAGGCTAACAAAACGGCTTTCCAGTACCTTATAGAAGGTCGGTCTTTGTCTGGATTATACGAAAGCAAGATTCTTGAAAAAGAAATGTCTAAAGCCGGACAGGACAAGAAAGACAATAAGGAAAAGAAAGAAGCTTTAGGTGACGCTATTCGGGACGTGGTTTCTAATGTAAAAGGTATGCCTATTTTTAATATGGTTCGTAACCTTGTAAACATAATCAAATACGCGCCTGATCAAATAGATGAAGTTTGTAGGCAGCTTACAATAGAAGAGAAGGTGCTTAATTCGAAGATGCTTCCTTTCCGTTTTGCTTCAGCTTTCAAAGAGGTTGAAAATATAGGCACTGATGATTCCGAAAATGATATTGTATTTGAGTCGGATAAAAAACGTGCTAAATTAACAGCGCGTAACAAAGATAAGATTTTAGATGCGTTGGAGAAAGCCATAACCATCTCCTGCAAGAACCTGCCGGTATTGGAGGGGCGGTCGGCTATCCTGATTGACCACTCTGGCTCTGTACGTGGAGATATGGGAGGGTCTTCTGAAGTGTCTGCCTTTAGCAAAACAAATACGGCTGTCATTGGTAACTTGTTTGGCTGTATGATTGCTTCTGTGCTTCCTGACGTATTTATTGGTATGTTTGGTGACAAACTTATCAATTACGAATATGATAGAAGTAAAGGTGTTTTATGGAATAACAAAAAATCTTTTACTGCCGGAGGAGAATGCGGTGGTGCCACTGAAAACGGTCTTTTTGCATTCTTGGATAAGTGCGTTAAAGATAAGATCAAAGTAGATAACTTGTACGTTATTTCAGATATGCAGATAGGAGATGGCGAATCTATTGTATGGGAGAAAAGTTCCAATTATGAATATGGTAAATTCGCCGAACTTTTGAAAGGATTCAAGAAAGTGAATCCAAATTGCAAGATCGTTTCTATTTCTATTCAAGGATATGGAAGTGAGATGTTTTACAGAGGATCTAATATCTTGAACATAGCTGGCTGGTCAGAATCTATCTTCGATGTTATTAACAGCAAGTTCTGCGGATATAAGAATATGATTGAAGAAATTAAGAAAATAAAAATATAATCATTGATTTTGCTTCAATTGTAATTTCCATAGTAAACAAGTTTTAGCTTTAAAGGTATAGCCGAAGAAGTACGTGAGTATATCTTCGGCTTTTTTATTTACCTTTGTTGAAAAACAGTTTGTTATGAAACAAGTATTATATAAAAATGATATATACCCCTATAATGTAAGGGTATTGCTTGGAGCAGATGAAGAGTATATAGTTAAGACGTTCGCCAACCTGGAAGTAGAAGATCAGAGCTGGGAGGGGTGGACTGATGATTATGGTGGCAGAACTATTTTCGTAGGAAACCGAACCAATCACAGGAAAGAAATATGTTTCTTGTTTCATTCACTGTCTAATATGGATGTTAGAACCATAGGACACGAATGTCTGCACGGTCTTTCCCTTTATTGTAAGTATCTTAATATTAACTACAGTTTTGACGCCGGAGAAGATGAGCACGCTGCCTATCTAATGGGATGGTTGGTTGACAAGGTTTGTGATGCTTACCACAAATTTAAGAAGGAGGAAGAAAAATGAAAGAAAAAGAATTTGATTTTGTGATATATCCACTAAAGTTGATTATCACCATAGGGTTAGATTACAAAACATTGTGTGATCGTTTTGAGAATGCAGAATTGGATCATGAAGGAGAATGGAGAGATGAAGGCGATTTAGATTCAGAAGTCTCTTTTATGAATCTTGTTCGTGATAAGGGAGATGATAGAGCTTTTAAGTTATTATGGAATTTTCAAAGTGAGAATGATATGACTATACAAAACATATGTCATGAATCATTTCATGCAGCTATGTCGGTATGCCAACATTGTAATATGTCTCTTGGTTTTAAGGTGGGAGAAGATGAACACGCAGCTTACATAGCTGGATTTGTTGGTAACTGCGCAGGTGAAATGTTTGGATTCTTAGAGGAAGAAAAAGATGGCAAAGAAGAATAAATCAGATTGGAAGCCCTCAGAAAATATCCTAAAATATTTGAAATCGTGGGAAAAGTTTGAGCCTGAATTATATGACGATAAGAAGGGAAATATAACAATCGGGTACGGATTTCATCTTCCTCATCTTCTTAAAAAATACAAGAATGGTATAACAGTAGAAGAGGCCGATAAGGAATTTGAAGGTGTAGTTAATACGTTTGTTCCGGAATTTATACGAAGAACTCCTAATTTCAAGAATCTAAACAATAATCAGCGAGATGCTTTGTTTAGTTTGTTTTACAATACAGGAGGACCAGAGTATTCTAAAAGCCCAATGCTTTTCAAATACCTTAAAGAAGGTGATTATGATAAGGCAGTGAAAGAAATAAATCACAATGAAAACGAGAAAGGTATGGGCGGCCAGAAGAAGCGCCGTGCCTTCGAGCGCCGGGTGTTCTCTACGCCGACATACCAGCCCTGGACGGTGGATGATGACAGTAACTATGTCCTGATTGAAGACAAGCCTGTAGAGAACGAATCTATAGAAAAAGATACTAATGATTCAAAGTATGAAGACGCTCGCCATGTGGAAGCTAAATATGGTTATACAGGTTATATAGGTGGAGGATATGACGGAAATAAGGTCAGGATATCTGATTCGAATATGAAATCAGTTGGTATATCCAATAACGCTGATCCTGATAAGTGGTATGAATCCGTTAATCCAATATTAGACACTGATCCTATTAGTTTAATCGCCGATTTTATTCCTACTGTGAAACGAATGTTGGATCCTAATAGAGAGCGATCAGGAGAAGATACAGCCACAGATTTTGAAGAAAAAATGTGGAAGGCTTATACGGATGGGGATATAAGTAGGCTGCCGGCAAGCAAGTATCGTTTTGATGACGATGATGATGATGCTCAGTATGTGGGATTGCCTCAAGAACAAGCCATTTTGATACAATCTTTATTGGATAAAGAGTATATGAACAACATGCTTGACGAGGCATATAAGGATGCTGATGAAAAAGATAAACGAAAAATAAGAGATTACAAGAAGGTACTTGATAAACTAAATAAAAATATATTTGAAAATCCAGGAAAATGGATTTTAGTAAATGAAGGTATAAGTCCATTTAGAGAAGAAGTATATGGTGATGATTTTGAAAAAGTAAACGAAACTTCTGGATTGGGTGCGTTGAAGAATTTCAGTGTAAGATGGGATCCGGATGCTGGTATGTTGGATGTGAAGGATGATTATGATTTTAGCCGAAAAAAGATAGCGGAAGACATCATACCGGAAAGGGATGTTCCTCTTAGAATAAGGGAACGTATCAAATACGATCCTAAGAAAGGTAGTATTCTTCGAAATAATGACAAGGCTTTACCTAAAAGGTTTGTAAGGAAATACGAAGAAGGTGGTGTTGTAAATAAACAACGTGAAGCATATGAATACTTTACTAATAAGAGAGGCATGTCTAAGATACAAGCGCTTGCCATCATAGGTAATCTCATGGCTGAATCCGGCCTTAAAGATGACATATACGGAGACAACAGAACATCATACGGCATACAGCAATGGCATAATGAGCGCATGGATAAGCTATTCAATCACGCCAAAAAGAAAGGACATTCTACACCCACATTCAAAGACCAACTTGAGTTCTTAGCTGATGAATACGAAGGGAAAACCGGATATTCTAATTTCTTATACACAAGAAAAGGAAAAGAAGGACCAGGGTATTACAACTACAGCCGGCAGGACTTCATGAACGCCGATAACCTTAAAGATGCTGTAGTAGCTTGGAACCAAGGAGCAGGACGTCCTCATAAGAGTGTTATAAGAAACGATGACCGTTATAATTATGCTATGGAGGTTGCTAAAAATCTTGGTTTGGAAATTGAAGAAAATTCCGTTTCTTCGTATGGTCAAATGGGATTCGGAGATGATGCTGAAATAGCAGCATCGGTAACACTTCCAGAGGTAGAAGTGGCAGCCGCCCTTCCTAACCCGGAAGCCCCGTCCCAGGAGGGACAGTCCGAGGAAGAGAGATTCCGTACATGGACTGAAACGTATGGTAAGGACATCGTAAATCATTTACTGACGTTAGACGGGAAAAAGGATGGTGATGACAGTGATTACAGCATGATGTATAAACAGCATGAAAAAGAAAGCGAAGAGGATAAGAAAATGGCTTTGATTAATGCCGTGCTTCCCAATATACAACTTCGCATTAAAGGCGTCACTGATAATTAGAACAATATTATTTTATTTCTCATATTAATAAAGCGAAGCCGGATTTGAGACTCGTTATGCGGATACCGAAGGTTGAAGAACGATATCAAGATAATCCGGCTTTTTGTGCGATTTCGTGAAGGATGGAACTATCATCGCCTTGGTTTAACAGAACAGACCTACGTACCTCCACTGTCCTGACGGGCATGGGAGCCCGTCTCGCCTACCAGCCTGCCTAATTCTCCACTGGCTACCTAATATAACTATTAACGTCACTCCATCACCTATCTCCTTTCAGTCGATAGGTTCAGTCGTTTTTTAAATGTTATATGTTCTTTCGCATCGTTCCCTTCGGTCACGATACTCAATCCTTTAACACAATTAGGCAAACAATACAATAGACGGAAAAAGTAATTTGTTAATCTGTTCACTCACTTAACTCCCTTCGGTCGTTAAGTTCATTCACTGTAAACAATTATATGAATAAATGGTAAAGTATATAAAATAATATAAATAATATAATGAGTAAGATCATTGAAAATGGTCTTAATATTAAGGAAAACGGAGACTATTCATAGGCGTAGTTTTAATTCAAGATTTGTTGTCCCACCACTGACGGTCAGTCGGTTACGTTCAGAGTCGTTTTCCTGTCTCTTATCCAAACCGTCATAAAATAAAAAACCTTGTATCCTATTTCTCTCAAACCGGATACAAGGCAGTGCATTTTCTTCTTTTTATATAAAATCATATATTTGCACTAAAAAACAAAAACAATATGGAGACAAAAATAATTGAAATAATGAATCCTCACAAGTTACACGACAAGCTCTTCAAGAAAGAGCAGGTCTCTCCGATAGAAGTTATATACAATAGCTTCAGCAACTTAGGGTACAATGTAGTACGCCGTCCAGCCGGTCAGTGTTTAGGCAATTTGAAATATTTTAATCTATTTTATGACAAACATACTCATCATTTCTATCAGAAAAACAGGAAGTTGAGATATTGTAGTAATTTTCTCATATCTGATTACTGGAAAGATAGAGTGCGATGTTTCATAGTTTGGAACTTTGGATTTGGAAGATTCTTTCCGTACAATGACTTTATTGAGGCTATGGTTTATGATTATCTTCGATATGGGAGAAAGTCAGTTCCTTATCTTAAAAGCGTGCAAGAGGCTGAAGAAAAGTGTGTAAGGTTCTATATCCGGTCTCAGATAGATATGCTTCGTAAGGAAGGATATGCCGCTTATCGGGCTAAGTTCAAGGAAGAACGTCCTCAGTATTTCATCGGAGACGATAGGACGGTGTTTAGATGCCTTGACAGCTCTTTAAAAAGAGAAGAGAAGATTGCTGCATGCGTAGCCCACAAAAGGGCCTTAAAAGAAGGGATAATGACTTCCTTCATTAATCACCTTAAGAAACATCCTACCACTTTATATTCGTGGTTTTCATCAGAGGTAGATAGCGAAGGAAAGAATAGGCTCTGTCTATCTGAAAAGGCTGTTTCGTATTTGAATAAGAGACTGGTTCGCAATGGGTTAAAGTCTCTTTCTGCATCATATCTTTTTAGAACGTTTAGAAAAATGGTGAAGATCTTGTTCGGTTCCAATGTCAGGTCGTTTTTGAATAGCTGTCTGATGTCTGTTTCAACAGAAGAGGTTTTAACCAAATCTATGAAGAAAATAGTTTCCAAGACAGTGCTGTTTTTGTACAAGAGAGCGCTTAAGAACTATCGCCGGGCATGCGGTCTTAAGTACGACCCTGATTCGGGCGGTTTGTCTGCCGTACATGATTGATTTTTAAACGTATCCCATAACGTTGGATTTTCTCGTTCGTTTCTCTTATCTTTGTGAAAAAAGATAGTATGAGATTACGAATCATAAAAAATCGTCCGATATTCGCTCCTGGCGGTAGTGTTCAGGATAAGAGACAGGATATTAATGTATCCTCTACTCAGCCTATTCTTGATTATGGAACGCCTGTTAATAAATGGGGTGAATCTGATATTCAGAATATATATATGCCTTCTGATGTGACTTTAGAAACAGAGGAGGGGGAGATAAATCCATTTAGTAGTATGCCTACATCCGATCCGTTTTTTGAGAATCATGATGCAGGATATGCAGGATATCTCGCTGATAATAGGGGCATGGTTAAAAACGTAGAGAAATCAGTCGTTAATAATGCAATGAATGTAGGTAGTGTTGATGCTGATTCCTATAAAGAAAAACGTTCCCAAGATGGTAATCCTCTTGATCCTATGACTATGCCATATTATTCGCCTGATCTAACCGGCAGAGCTCAAATGTTCGGTACAAGTCTTGGTCGGATAAGAGCCGGTAATAAGGTCGGTGCTAATGTGGCTCAAGCTGCCTTGTCCGGTGTTAGTTTAGGATTAGGTCTTACTCGTAATATCATGGGAGCTTCATCTGCTGCGTATGCAGCCAGCAGAGACGAGCAGGCTGCAAGGGAAAAACTTGCCAAGGAGCGTCGTCAGCAATTCATCAAGTGGGAACGTGAAGGTGGTGGCGTGAATTTAGGTAACGGTCAGAAGATGGATACGTCCGATATGACTGGAGAATACATTTATCCTCTTCCTAAATCTATGGAGGATAATGCTAACGTAGAGATAGAGAAAGGCGAGTATGTGCTGACTCCTGACTCCGTAGGACCTATGGAAGCCAAAGGGAACAGACATGAAGATGGTGGCACTCCCGTTGATTTGCCTGAAGCTCATATTATTTCAGATTACCGTACTATCGATGATGATTTTGCTTCTTATATTAGAGAAAATTATGGTATTAAGGCAACGTCTAAAGACACATATGCTACACTCCTTGATCGATATAAGAAGAAGATCGGTTTGGCTGACAAGTACGAAGATCAGGAGCGTGTATATAAGAGATTAGAGAAAAATGAAGATGTAAAAGATAAAAACACATCCAATCTCAATGCATCTATTCTTTCTAAGTACGTTAATGAAAATCAGAAGGAGATAGACGATCTCGAAACACAATTCCGTTCTTTTGCCGAAATCGTTTATGGCAAACAGGAAGAATCTAAGCGTAACGAGAAGATGGATGCTTTCTTCAGGGATGGCGGGGTTGTTGATCTGAATCAGGTAAAGAAACAAGCCAAGGCTTTTAATATTGCAGAATCAGATGCCAAGAACTGGATATATGACGAGTATGTTAAGCAAACCAGAAAAATGGCTGAAGGTGGACCTACTCAGAAGGAGCTGGAGGAACTTAGAAAGAATGCTATCGGCTACAGTAATCTTATCAATCAGTTATTTGGACGAACTCTTAATATGACTGTATCTGATGTTAGCGGTCGTGAGCAGATTCTTAATCCTGATTCCAGTGTAAATGCCAATCAGAATCTACAACATAGAAGTAATTTAGGATACGGCAGGGTAAATAATAAGGCGGTATCTAATTTGCTCGACGTAAACCGATGGGCTAACAAGTACAATACGGATGGTGATTTTGATACAGAAGGTTTCCAGAAAGGATACAACAGGCAATTAAATGCATTGTGGGCGTTAGCTGATGTAGGTGCTATCACGAATGCTGATGCAGCCAAGAAATTCAGAGATGAGTACGGATTCTGGGGCCAGGATGCCGGAAGCTACGGAGGTAATCAGGCTTATAATTCATTTGCCGTAGATGATAAGTTTGGTCAGACAACAGCCACCCGTTCTTATTATGGATTGGACGTTGTTTCGGCAGAGCAAAAAAGATTGTTAAACGAAAAAGGAATTAAGAATTATGTTGACTTATTTGGTGATAAATCTGATGCCGCTAAGAAGATTCTGGGCTCCGATTATAATAAGTTTGTTGCTTTAAAAGATAGCGGGTTAATGCCGGAAATGGACTTCGTTCTTGAGTCTGTTAAACCAGAAATGAAGCCTATTGAGGCCGGTCCCATAGCACCAGACCTTACACCGCCTAAGATTGGATCTCCTGGAAGGATAGAGGTAAAACCGAAAGCAAGTACGCCTGCGACTGCAACCGACACCGATACAGAGGAGGTGGTTGAAGACAACGGACCTAAAGGACAGGGCAGACCGGCGGCGTTCGGTCCTATCTTCCCGGAAATGCTGAGAACCCTTGACACTGGCTTGGAAATAGAAGGTCTAGAGAGGCATCAAGCACCACGTATAGACCCGGTTCTCCAATCTGCTGATCAGTATATCAACGAGCTCAACCGCGCGACATCGGCTCAGTTAGACGCAGTAGGTGACGTGCCCGACTCCCAGCGAGCTGCTATTCTGGCTAATATGAACGCCATAGCTGGAAGCAATATAGCTAAGTACGTTAATGAAGTAAATTTCAGTAACGCAAGGCAAATAAACGAAGCTGACAGGTTCAATGAAATGGCTTATGTTCAGACAGATGATAAGAACATAGCAGAAAGGCAACGTTATGAATCTGGGTTGTTGAAAGCTATGGCTATAAGGGATGAAAATCTTGCTCGTTATTATGACAGCATAAACAGCGAGATACAGAATAAGTTCAATGTTCGTACATCGTTGAATACCATAGCCTCTATAGCTCCAAATATGAGAATGCTTCCAAGTGGTCAAATTATTTACGTTCAAGGTAATCAGGATGTGATGAATATGGGTGATTATTCTACACCTTATTTGAAGAGCTTGGAGGATGATGAAGAAGATAAATATAAAAAGAGAAGGAGAAATAGCTGATGGCTTCACAATATAGTATTTTAAGGCAATATGCCCCGTATGTTAGTCCTTACAACATAGATCTTGTTAAGGATGTCATGATGTACAAACAGCAGAAGGTTGATGCTGCTCGTGAAAAGATCTATACCCAGGTAGATTATCTTATGGGTCAAGAGATAGATAAGCCTGAAGCCCGTGCTTATATGGAAGATAAGATGTCAGGTGTGATTGCTAACATCAATCAAAAATTTAAAGGCGTGGATCTTTCTTCTGATGGTGTTACGAGAGCCATACAAGGAGAGATTAGTTCGGTGTTGGATGATACGGTCATTAACGCGATTGCCGGCACAAAAGAAGGCAAGAGGGTCATGAAGGAAATAGAATCTATAAAACAGAATCATCCTGAACTTTATTCTCCTATTAATGAATGGCATGCTTTGGATCCTTATTACAAATGGAGGTCAGATGGTAAAGCAGGATCAAGGTTAGGGGGTCTTCATTATTCTCCTTATGTAGATTACACTAAGGAGATAAATAAGCTGGTTAGTGACTTTAGGAAAAATAACGAAGGCAAGAAGATTCAGACAACAGAATATGATGTTAAAGGTAATCCTACTGGTGGTATTATAGAAGTTAATGTAGATGAACTTACAGATTCCCAGATAAGGAATTTTGTGTCTGCTAACTTATCTGAAAACATGAGGAATCAGATGAGAATAGAAGCATCGTACATGGCAGCCACCAATCCGGTGTTCAGTAATCCGGATTTGGTTAGTCAATACATTGGGTCTTATGTCGAAAGATACGATAGACACATAGGAGCATTGGAAGCGAAAAAGAAATCAGTAGGTGATAATAAGAGTATTATTGATCGTATTGACAGTCAGATACAGGAAGCTAAAAATCAGAAAGCAGAAGCCAAGAGGGAGGCAGATATGATAATAGCTTCGTCTGATCCGGTAGCGGCTGCTAATTTTGTTGTTACCAATAATCTTTTCGATAAGATGACTGATGCATGGAGATACGACAATACAAGTTTTGAAAGGAAGAAAGATGATCTTTATTTTGCGAGGTTAGAAGAGGATAGGGCTCAGCAAAAGTTTTTGACTGACAATGCTAAGTCTATGGTTGAAATATCATTGGCAAAAGAGAAACTTGCTCAGGCTAAGATTGAAACCGAGTACATGCGCACTTACGGCTCCAAGATGGGAACTGAAAGCTCATCCGCAGGCGGCATGAGAGTGCCGATGGCTCCTATGGACGGGCCTACGGCCATTAACTCTGGCACAGGTAAGACAGGATCTGTTAATTTGGCCAATATTCCTTACGAGTTACTTAAATCTCATTCTATAGATCGTAAAGCCAATTTATTGAAATTATATAACTCGTTATCTCCTACAGATAGAAGCAATATCGTTGCAGCATCATACGAAGAAGAAAAAACTGATCCAGGATTGTATGCTAATATGACTCCTGAAGAGCGGATATATTCTTATTTGAAAAACAATGGAGGTCAGAAAAACGGATATTTCGGACAAGGAAATAACAGATTGTCTGAAGCTTATGATGCTTTACTTCTTTCTGATTCTAAGGCAAATGGAGCCACAAAGGCTATAAATAACATAACTAATTATCAAATCGATAATATAGTTACTGAAAAAAATAAGGATATTATCAGGAAGGTTCGTAATGCTAAGTTTATGAAAGGAAATTCTTTTATAAATCTTACCGATACAGATGATAAGGCTGGAGCTTTCCTACTCGCCACGGCCATAACAACTGGCGTATCTGATGCCGTAGGGTTTAGAGAGTACATGATGGATCCTTCAAGAGGAATAGATATTCTTAGTGCTATATCTCCGTCATTAGGAGCTAAGGCGAGTGCCGGTAAGTTGGGGAAAAACATATCTGATGCTATTACAGGCGAGGATAATGGTTCTTCTACTGGCACGTTGGCTCTTATTAATGGAATGAAGAAACTCAATGGTGATCCCGATTTTAATATATCCGATTATATGACTATAGATAAGGATGGTGATATAGATCTAAAAGATTATCAGGAAGGGGAGCCTTTGACTATTACTCAGTTAAGATATGCTGAGAAAAACAGTAGGGTGTCTGATATGATAGCAGGTCAGATGCAGGATGAGATAAAAATGTCTGTATCTCCCGATCAGATTTCTGATAAGTTATCTCAGTATCATTACCTTGATTCTTACAAAAGATACAATTGGAATGCCGATTCACCGGAAAAGTCTTTGCAGAAGGCTCAGTTTAGAAGATTGTCTGGTTACATGGCAGGAAAGGTAAATAATCTGGATCCTACTGCTATTAATGCCATTAATATGGATGCCGAGATAGATAATGGCACTGTTAGAAGATTCTTGACTGCTCAAGTAGGTTCCGGTAAAAATTCTTATGTTACAGAAAGGGTAGAGATCACAAATGATGAGCTTCTTAAGGCAGGTATAGATCCTTCGGTTGAGGAGCGCAATTATCCGGTGGATGGTTACAAATCAAGTTTTGGAACCTGTGATTTTGTAGATACCGGAAAGAAGGAAGGCTATTCTTATGATAAGTATCTCATACGTAATGGTCTTCCCCGTTTGGCTTCTAAGGCTGATGTTAAGAATGATCTTTATGATATAGTAAAGGTGCATGGTTCTTATCTTAAGCCTGAGGAAATGAATGTTGTTAAAACCCTTGTTGATAATTTCATTGATATGTCTGACAACATATCAGTTCAGTTGGAAGGAATGGATGACAGGGGTTCGAGAGAGGTAGCGGTCAATTTCTATGATAAAAGGACTAAAAATTCTAAAAATCCTGCATTGTTGTTCTCGGATTTTGTTCCTTTGGATCCGGGTAATGATGAGTATGCGGATTACTGGAATAACATTCACCAGAAGTGTCCTCAGTACTTCTTTGTAAAATACGTGAAGGAGGCTGTTCAAGAGCGTCTTGATCAGATGAGAGATCCGTATATGAGAGGAATAAATATCATGCCTAACATGAATGACAAGTTTAGTAAGTTGAACGATTTTTTGCAAAAAATTTATGGCTGATAATAACATAGATAGATATAATCCTGCTGCTAAAACCACTTACGAAGATGTGGCAAGGCAAAGGAAATTAGCTGAAGAAGAAAATTACACTCCGGCTACATTACCAGAGACGACAACGCCTCTGGTTCCTAATTATATGCCTGGTGAAGGTGTGTATGCCCAACCTAAATTTCCAGATTATGCATCAAGGATAGCTGCTGCCGAATACGAAGAGCCGTATATAGCCAAGGAGATAAGCAACAGTTACTCGGAGGCACTGGCCCGTAACAGCTACAGGGGGGCTACACCTGCCCCGCCGCCTCTTAATCCCTATGGACCGAAGGTAAGTATCCGTGAAAGTCATCAGATGGGTAATGATGGGGTATGGCGTACAAAATATCCCAACTATATTCCGGGTATAAATAATGAGGATTATTATGCCAGGAGACAGAGCGGGTGGAGTAAGTTTTGGAATGGTGTAGGTAAATTCGCTTTAAAGTCTGCATTGTACGGTGCGCAAGGAGTTGTGTCATTGCCTGACAAACTTATCAATATGGCATCGGAGGGAAGTTACAAAGCTGCGTTAAACACTAACATGGATAAGTTTGTAGGTGATCTTGACCAGCAAATAGACATGCTTCTTCCCCATTATTACAAGAAAGAGGTAGAAGATTATAATTTCGGTCAGAAGCTTTTTAAGGATACCGGTAATTTCTTATGGAATGATGTCCTTGGTAACGGTATGTCTTTTACCGTAGGAGCCATGATATCAGCGTACATGACCGGAGGACTTGGAGTTGGATCATTGGGCAATATAGGTGCTAAATTAGGTGGAAGAATCGGAGCTAAGTTGGCAGCAAGGCAAGCTGCCAATAGGGGCATAGGAAGCCTTAAAAGCGTGTTTAACGACTATGTAAGAAAAGGAGTTGCCACCGGAAGAAATGTAGGGGAGGCGGCTAAGACCATGACGTTGTTGGCTACCAGTGCCGGATTCGAGTCATCGGTTGAAGCAAATTCTTTTATGAAGCAATCCGAGTCTGATTTCAAGGATTATTATCGTAAGATTTATGGTCGTGATCCCAATGCAGAGGAAATGGCTGTTTTTCGTAATTCTAATGCTGATGTAGGTAGTGCTATATTTGCCGCCAATATGGGTATAGTAGGATTATCCAACTGGCTTCTTTTTGGTAAGTATATAGGGTTAGGAGGCAAGGCTATACCTGGGTTGGAAAAGAAGCTCAACAAGCATTTATTTGGATTAGGGACGGAGGTTGCGAAGCCGGGAGAGATGGCTATTAAAATAACTAATCCCAATATAGGGCAGAAGATAGCTGGTAATGTTTTCAATATCATGAAAAGACCGGTATCTGAAGGTCTGTGGGAAGAAGGGTCTCAAGGTGCTGTACAGAATACGGCTGAAGAATATGTTAAGTCAAGATATGACAATGTGGCTATGAACGGAGCCGTCGATGTTCTTGATGCTATTTCTGAAGGATTTAAAAAGCAATATACGTCTAAAGAAGGATGGACTGAAATAGGAATCGGTGCTATTATCGGTTCTTTGTTCGGTATGAGGGAAGGCTTCTTTGGGGTTAAAGAGTATAGTAATAGTCAGATCTTGCTGGAAAGGCAAGTAAATGAATATAACAAAGCATCTTCTAATCTTAATACGGCGGCTTTGAATACGTTGAAAAAGTCAATGAGTTTAGGGCCTCAAGTTCGTTCCGATGCTCAGTCTATGACCGGTAAGGAGCTTGATGATGCTATGTTTGAAAAGATGTCGATTGACAACCAAATGGGAACCTTAGAGGATTCGGCTGAAAATTTCAGGCAGATGGTTGATATGATGCCTATTTCGGAAATAGCCGAAGCCAACGGAATGTCTTTGGAAGAGGCAAAGAAATACAAGGATTCTATTATTGATAATTATAATAATCGTCTTTCTGATTTCAGATCTGCTCAGGGTTTTGCCGAAGATCTTATAGGTGATGACTCTAAGATCGAATTTAGAAAATACGTGGCTCGTAATGCTTTTCTTGGTCTTCAATCGGAATCAAGAATGAAAGACATAGCTTCTGTCATAGAAACGCTTTCGGGTCAGCCTCGCGTGGCGGATGCACTAAGTACGTTCTCCCGGCTGTCGGACAGGGCAAGGGAGCGGGCGATGGCTATCCGTGGCATACGGTCAAGGATAGAAGAGCTTGAATCCGAAATAGAAGATCTTGCTACTCGTCCTCGTAACGTAGATGGAAAAGACCCACAAGCTGAATCCATACAACGAAAAACCAAAGAATTGGAAGATCTTAGAACCAATTATAACAATTCGTTGTCTGAGTTATCAACGTTAATAGGAAAAGAGTTTTCGATAGAAGAGTTGGTAAGTAAAACCGAATCTGTTTTATCATCGCCTCTTTCTCCCATAAGTTCACAAGATGTGATAGAAGCCTATGATACGCTTGTGGCTTTTGATGATTATTTTAATGTAAAATCAAGACAGGAGAAGAAGTTTACAGCCAAAGACAAAGCCATGAGATCCTTGGTAAATGAATACCGAAGGAGTTTGATGGACTATAGAAATATGAATAACTTCTTGTCTAAGATGCTTGATAAAAGATTCTTAGCTGAAGAAAACAGGGGATTTTCAAAAGCGCTGTCTTCTCTATGGTCTACTCCTTATAAGGGGGATGACAAGGTTCCTGATTTTGCAGAGCCTAATAAAGTTGGTGAATATGATACTGATGAGGTAGTAGATCAAGCTGTGTCAGAAGGTAAGATTTCGGAAGACGAAGCTTGGACTATCAAGGCTTTTATGCATGCTCTTGATAAAGTAAGGGAAGATAGGATGAAGGAAGCAGAAGATGATATAAAAGAGTCACCGCTTACGGAGTCTGTATCGGATGAAGATTATGAGGCTGCTATGGATAATCCTATTATGGTTCCGGCCGTAAGGCAGTCTATAATTGATAAACTATATACAGGTAATGCCGATCTTCTTACTGCGAGAGAAAAAGATGTGTATGATAAATACAAACAAGATTTTGATGATTATGTATCGTCTTTGGGTGACAGTCCCGTTAATCTCATAAAATCATTATCTGAAAAGGCTGATAGGCTTACAAGTCCGAGATCTGTGTATGAGGATAATAAAGCTATTATTGATATGGCTAAATCCAATTTAGAACCAGATCAAAGGAAGGAACTTGATGATGCTATTTCTTCGTATGTTGATATAATGAACAGACGGGATAAAGGGGAGAAGGTTGACGAAGATAAGCTTGCTGATTCGGTATTTACCATAGAAGATCTTGGTCAGGTTGGAAACATCACAGATCTCCTTCCTTATATTGAACAAAACAGGATTATTGACAAAGGTCGTATTTCCGAATCTACGTTAAGTAATTTTGGAGAGGATGATGCTAATATAGATTCTCTTGTAAATGAATTAGACGAATCTGACAATACACCGGGAGCTAACATAGATAGCGTCCAGAATCCAGAGACGTTGATGGTAAGAAGAATCTCCAACGACGGCAATGAAAGGTATGAAATTGCCGGTCTTAGAGCCGATAAATTTATATCTTCTATAAAATCATTGGTTCCTATTCAAATAAGCTCTGAAACGAACGCTAATGGAACTAAAAGGTATTTCCTTAACATAGGTGGAGAAACGGCTACCGTGATAGAACTGCCTTATCATGCAAGATGGTCTATAGACAAAGAATCGGCTCGTGTTCTTAACCGTTACACAGATGTGTCTATTCAGGACGTGGGTAATTCCTATTCTTTGGTTTATAAGCGTCTTGATTCAGATGAGTTGGTTCCGTACAGAACGGGTGTCGGATTCGGAGAGAATGAAGTAGATAAAATAGATCAGGAAGCATTATCTTCTTTGAAAAAAGGAGATAAGGTTAATCTCGAAATAGATGTAAATGATACCTATAATCAGTCTCTTTTTGCCGAATACAATGATGCTGTTCAGTCCGGCGATAAAAAAAGAATAGAATCTGCTGAGAATAAACTGGTGTCCAATATGGTTATCAAGGTCATGAGTGGGAACAGATTCGTTTCTGTTGTAAAAGCTGACACAGGGGGCATAGATGGTATAAGTAAAATAAGAAGAACGGCTTTTAACAAGTGGAAGAAAGATGCTGGTCGGTCGGCTACCATCAGCGTCGGCACGCATGTTGTTGCCCAGACTCTTCCCGGAAGACCGGTGTTTAACATGAAGGTAAACGGTCAAGGATATGGCCAGGTAGAAAATCTCCCTATTACCGAAAAAGGTGCTGAAAAAGTATCTGATGTAGGATATGTATTAAATGGCAAAGTCGTGCTTAAGAACGGATCTAAATACACAGGCTTCCCATTTGCTTATTCTATATTAAATGACAAGGGGAATAATTACAAAAATATAAGAGTTCCGGTAGTTGTTATCAAGGGTAAAAACGGTCTTAATTATCTTTTCCCGGTTAGTCTACGTTCTGTAGAATCAGAGGAAGGAAAGAAATGGATTTCTTTTATAGATATGCTGCTTGAATCCAGTGGCTCTGAATTGTTACAGATGGGTCAAGATGATATACAAGATCTTAATGCGTATCTAACCAAGTTAGGTCTTGATCCGGCTTCGTATCAAGTATCGTACTTGAATCCTATTTCAGGGCTTAGAAAAGCTCGTGAGGCTATAGAAAAATTATCTACGGTTCCTGATGTTGTTAAGTGGGTAGAAGATGGAAGTAGGAGCGTGAAAGACATTGTGACGTCTGAAGTAGAATCTGGAATAGATTTTGAAGGTGAGATGTTTGTTGCTCCTAAGATCAGGATCCAGTTTGGTAAATCATCTTCCAGACCTAAATCACTTATAGAGGACGATCTTCCTTTCTCTGATGAGGGTAAAACCGTTACTTCTAAGGAAGACGTGGAAGTTTACGAAGAGGAAATGCCAGAGGAAGGGGTTGTCCGGGAGACTCAGCCGGCGCCACCGGCTCAACCGGCTCCTGCGGCACAAGCTACGCAGTCTTTACCTGGCAAGAAGCGTACCTCCAGGAAAAACTTCTCTCTTATGTTAAACGAAATAGAATCTCATATAGAAAAAGAAGGATTGCCGCCTTATGCTAATATTTTTGATTTTATAGCAAGGAAGATTGTAGGAGGTGACTTGAGGTTTCTTCGTGAGAGAGGTAATCCTAAAAGTCTTAAGGAGGAAATGGGATTAGAACCTAAAGGAACAGTAGGTGATAAGATATCCACTCCTTCCAAGAAAGGTGGTAAGACTTTAGAAGAATACGTTTCTTGGCTTCGTTCTCAAACAGATCAGGTGGTGGTGGATTATGTTGGGCCAAGATCTGATGAACAAATTATATCAGAGTTGAAAAACTTTTTGAAATATATTAATTTTGTTCCGAGTAAGGCTTTGAATTATTCTCTTAGAGTCAATGGCATGGACACCCTAAAGGAATATGGCACAAAAGAGGAAGTAGAAAAAATGGAATCTGATATCAATAGTTTGGTTTCTAAAGTTTTGCCTACGGTGGATAACCAAACTATAGAAGATGTTTCTACTGCAATAAAATCAAACAACTTGCCTGCTATATGGGAGCCCGTGGAAAGCCTTAATATGACAAATGAGGAAAAAATAGAGTTTTTGAATAACATAGCGGATTTCCTTAGCGGCATACCAAGGTATGATGCTATTGTGGGGTCTATAGAGTCGGAATCAGATAATATTTTAAATGATGGAAAAGAAGGAAGTGCAGAAGGCGGTGCAGTACGCACTGAGGAGGATGGCGATAAAAAGGGAGATGGAGAAGGCAAAGGACAATCCAGAACAAATGTCGAAGTTAAAGGAAATGTCGAATTACCTGGATCTGAAGAAGGAAGAGTAGATAACTATAGGAAGAACGGAGATAAGTTCTCTGACATTGCTGAAGTTACTTTATGGCTACTTAGAAGGGTTGCCGGCATAACCTCTATCCCGGAAGGAGAAGAGGTTTATGTAGAGGGAGATGAGGTTAATAGTATTATGACCGATATGGAATCAAGGTATGGTATAGACACCATCAATCACTCGCATACGACTAAGGCTATAAGGGATCTTAACGGCGTATCAGGTTATAAAGTAGAATACGGCTTAACCTTTTTGACATACGATCCTTTTATTAGAATATTCAATCCAAGGAAAGGATCTAAGGCTGCGAAAGACGAACCTCGTATATCCGAAGAGTCGCTTACTCACATATCAAGGGTGACAACCCCTTATTTCTTGTACGGCGGCGATGAAGCATATACGTCTGTTCTGGCTAAGGTAGAACCTATATCAGAGAAGATAATGGCTCGTAATGGCATTAAATTTGGTATGAGTGTAACTGAGCTAACCAAATTAGGGTACAAAAAAGCTGGTGGAAACTGGATATACAAATTCTACATGAACTCAGGCGTGTATGATTTATATAATATCAGTACCGGAGAAGCGTTTAGGGCAAAACCGGATCTTGGAGTTAAGATAAGTTCCAGAGCATTCATCCGTTCTTTATCTCAATCTGGTAGGAAAATACAAAATATGATGAGTAACATGAGCCAGGAAGAGATAGATAGGAATAAGAATCTTGTAGAAGGTTCTGATAATTCGGATTCGATAAATGAGTTAAATAAGGAGTGTTGAGTATGAGAAGAAGATTTTTTAATGCTGCGGATAATTTTATGGGAGGATGTTATAATAAGTTATCTAATGAAGATATAAAAAGGCTTGGAGGAAAAAGACCTTATGTATGTTGGTTTAATAAAATTCATATACATATAGGGCCTGTATTAAAAGATCATGATTCCGATTATAGTTACATAATGTTTAATAGTGATTGGAATTATGGTGGTTATGACTCTGTGGTTTATCATCATAGCGATAATGGTATTTTTATATTAGGTGGAAACAAAATTGGTAATATAGAAGACCATATACAAGATCTAACATATTGGTACGAATATGATCCAAGCATTAATAAAAATTATTGTTATTTTTATTATGAGGCTAATAACAGCGGAAATGCTATCAAGTTGAATGGTGAGTTTGCTAGTACCTGTACTGTTTTCAACATTCCCAGCTTGGAAGTCTCCACTCTTCGTGATGGCAGTTTGAGTTTTCCGGAGATTTATATAGAAGGAGTTTGGGATCCGTCATTGTATAAATCAGTTTTATAATTAACTTTGCAAAAAAGTTAATTATTATGGGTGTCAAATGTCAGATAGAAAAGAAGGAAAATAAAATAGAACGGGTTGAGGCTCCTAACGGTGAGCCTTCCGTTCTTTACGAAAGTGCCTTAAAATTATTAGGAAACAGCGAGCGAGCTCTTCAAGTATGGGCTAAGGCTTACACCTCTGATTTTTTGTCGTATTATGGTCATTGGAATAATCAGGCTCCAGGGGAGATGTTTAATACCGATCCCAATGGCGAACCTCTTTTAGAAGATGTGCTGTCGTATATGAAGCGTCAGGCTTATTTTTCCGATCCCTTAACGGCTCAGGATGTTAAGGATGTAAGAGATGTTATGATATCCAATTCCATATATAGCATACGATCTCTTATTAATAGAGTTAGAAGCTCTTTTTATGTGGATGGTAATCTTATCCTAAATGAAGAAAATCTAAGGAGATCCGGCTTGTACAATGAGACAGAGATAAGTAGGATATTAGATAATCCTTCTGTACTTAATGAGGTCAGCTCTTTTATGAGGTTATTATTAGACTATTCCAATAACGAACACGATCTTGGGAAAGAGTTTTACTTCACAACCGTAGAAAAACCATACGGTCCTGTTGTGTATAAAAATGGCGTCTTCAATAAATTAGGAAAGAGAGCATCATATAATCCGGCTGAAGTTTACGAGGTTATAAAAAATACAGTAGGAGGTATTAGTGTTGCTTCAGAGTTTGATGCTGCTTTCGAATCTTTATCTGATTCATATCCGGAGTTAGTTGAAAGATATCAGTCGGATAAGAGTTTTGCCTTGTCGCTGTTCAACGAATTTTCGAATATGAACATCGTTCCGGTTGTGGCTTTAGAAGATAATGATATCGCAGAAGGGAAGAGACGGTCATTATCAAAGTTGCAAGATTATGCTTATTACAGCCCTATTGGATCTGAGTCATTACGAGCTCGTATATCAGCCTTTCTAAACAGGGTTAATGCTGATACAGAAGAAGACCTTAGAAGTATGATATGGGACGTAGAAGAGGCTTGTGTAGGTCTTGGTATAGATATCGTAGGCGTGTCTAAGGCATATGACGGAACAGAAGAATCGCTGAATAAAATTGATAGCTTGATGCTGGATCTTGATATTTATGTAGCAAGGCGCAACGATGATACTTATGCTCCTACCTTAGCTTCTGCTATTGATGACGTTCTTGGAGATAGCAGGGATCGTCGTGTTATGTTTTTGCCAGAGTATATGGATAATATGAATATAGTTTATATGGAATCTGACATAGATCCGGTATCGGCATTTGAAAATCATTCTCTGCTTTATCTTGGTGGAAACCTATATCATAAGGTAGAAAGAGATAATTTAAGTGATTTGTACGATATGGCTGCTGAGCTTGCCAAGCAGAGTCTAACTTATTTTCCACCTGGCATCTATCCAGAATATTGTTTTAAAGATGGTGTTTTAGATAAGCTCCGCGTGAAAAACGTAGATAGTAAGGCCCTTGCTGATTCTATTAAAAAATACGTCCTGTCTTATACCGATTCTCAGAATACGGAAGAGATGAATGCTACTAGATTGGCGTTCGGTCATCTTGTTATTCCTGGAAGCCCGTATGTTAATGAAGAACGGGAGTTTAGCCGATACATAAACAGAAAGCAGGACAAAGAGAATCCTTTACTCTTATTCGATTTATACCAATCTTATCTTGAAAATAAGCTTCATAATACGGAAGTGTACGAAGGAGCATACAAGTATCTTGATTTCAAACCAGATCATTTGCTGGGTCTTACCGTTTCGGATCCGGATACGTTAAAACAAATTGAACTATCTTTGGCAGGTAATGATCGTGAGCAGTTATTTGAGTATAGCATGAGCAGTACCGATCCTTCTTTTACAGATCTGTTCTATTTGGATTATTATGATATGTTATATGCCGGTTCTGATTTCTATCACGATCTTTTTACGAAACATCCGTATCTGTTAAATGAGGTTCGTAATCATAACATAACCGAACAGGATGGCAATGTTGTTGTTGAAGGTATGTATGATGGCTTTATCAGAATAAGAAATACGGTCTTCACTAAAATTGGCGAAAGTAGTTCCGGCTCTATCTACCAAAATCTGACAGGAACCGAATCGGAGGTGAAATACGATTCTACTCAGAAGGCTAAGACGGTAGAAACCGATTACGCTCCATACCAAAACAGATCTGGCCTGACGCAAGATATGATCGTAAGCAAGTCTGAATTGGATGATCTTAACAAATTAGAATGCAGGTAATTTTTGTACATATATATAGTTTTTTCATAGTTATAATTTGGGAAGTGAGGCTTGTGAAAGTCTCACTTTTCTCATATATGTACGTATATCAATAACATACAAGAAAAGTTAGATTTTCATTGTTTATGAATTATTTTTATTAAGTTTGCAATATTAGTTTCAGGAAGGGATTATGGAAATAAGGAAAAAGTAAGAACCGAACGTAACTAATAACAGTAGGAAATGAGAATCAGTACCATCAAACGTAACAACAGCATTCATCTTATGTATAAAAACATTATGAATGATTTAGGTCAATTAAGAACTGTAGTTTCAAAATCCTATATTTATAATCTGATACAAAATCAAACCGGATTAAGTATCAGAACTATATCCCATGTCTTGAATCACACAAAAGAACAGGATACAGATTCTTTGTGAAAAGCATACATTTTCATACATTTGTGTGTTCTTTAGTTTTTAGATTTAAGTTTTTCATGGTATTAGTTTAGAGATCAGGGCTCGCAGTGATGCGGGCCCTGGTTTGATTTAAAAAGTATTAAAATATTTGCTATTTAAAATCCTGTTCCTATCTTTGCTCCAGAAACAATGAACAACGAGATCCCACCTCTGGTTGTTTGATGTTGAAAGATATTTTTGGCTCATTAGGGTTTGTCATAGTGGGATCTGACATTCTCTTTTGGGCCTATTTTTTTTTATCATGGATAAAGTTTCTGTTTTTGAAAGTTCGGATTTTGGAGAGCTTAGAATTATTGTAGATCCAAAAGGAGATGTTTGGTTTGTGGCGTCAGATGTGGCTAAATCTCTTGGATATATAAATGCTAAAGATGCGGTAAAAAGACATGTAGATGATGATGATTCTATGCTTTTGCAAGTATCTGATAATCAATGGGGCGTAAAACGATCTATATTGAAAACCAGATATATAGATAGTATAAGAATAATTAATGAATCTGGTTTATATTCTCTTATATTATCTTCAAAATTAGAGTCTGCTAAGAGATTTAAGAAATGGGTAACATCTGAGGTTCTTCCTTCTATTCGTAAAACAGGAGAATATAAAACAAGTTCCGGTGGAAAGGGAATTTTGGTCCCTGACTTTTCTAATCCGGCAGATGCAGCAAGAGCCTGGGCTGATCAATATGAAGCTGCTCAAAAAGCTATAGCCGAAAAGTCGCAGGCAGAGGCAGAGAAGCAACAAGCTTTGAAAACAATAGAAGAACACAAGCCCGATGTAGAATTTGCCGAGTCTTTTAGGAAAGTAGACCATAACAATATGTGGCTGATTCGTGATATTGCAAAGAAGTTAGAGCAAAATGGTGTTATTATTGCTGAAAAGAATCTTCGCTCATTCCTTGAAGAAGCTAAATTCATGTTTAGGAACGGTCTTGGCAAATGGGAGCTATATAGCAATGTTGTAGTTAAAGGGTATGGAGTGTATAGGTCTTATTTCATAGATAAGTATTCTGGTGATAGAATCAATCAACAAACCATATACATGACAGGCTCCGGATATGAAGTGACCTTAAATGGTATAAAAGGAAAACTCAAAAATGTGTTTCTAAAATATGGCAAGTTTGCTTAAGTTTATTTACAGGTGGTGTTTTGAAAGAATAAAAAACACTACCTTTTTTGTTTCTGTTTTTGCTGAAAATATTTCTCTTCTATAAGAAATAAACACACCTATATTCCACCTTACAATCATGAACTTTGTTACGTGCTTCATGCACGTATGTTTAACAATTAAATACTATAAAATTATGGGTGGTGATAAAATCGTCCTTTTAGATGGAGCCGGGGCTAACGGTGGTGGTGCAGCCACTAACGGTCTTCTTTCAATGATTCCCGGCATGTTTGCTAATTTGATAGGTGGTAATAAAATGGATCCGAATCTGGTGGCGGCTTTGATGAACGGTCGTAACAACCAGGACGGTTTCGGTGGGGCTAACGGTTGGTGGCTCTGGATAATTGTTTTGTTCTGGCTGTGGGGTGGACGCGGCTTCGGTAACGGTTTTGGAAATGGCGGTGATTGTTGTGCCAATGGTTTGCCGGCTCAGTTGAATAACGATTACGGTCGTGAACTTTTGATGCAGGCAATTCAAGGTAATCGTAGCGCCATAGATCAGATTGCTTCTGCTTTGAACTGTTCTACTACTCAACTTCAAAACGCTATCTGCAACGTACAGGGTGCTATTGATAAAGTAGCTGGTCAGGTAGGTATGACTTCTCAGGCTGTTATCAACGCAGTTCAACAACAAGGTTGTGAAATAGGAAATCAAATCAGCTCTTGCTGCTGCAATTTGAGTTCGTTGATCAATCAAAGCACTTGCCAGACTCAGGGAATGATTACTCAGCAAGGTTTTGATAACCAGCTTCGCACGTTGGAACAAACCAATATCTTGCAGAACGGTCTCAACCAAGGTCTGGCTAACAATCGTGAGCAAGCTACAAGCCAATTCAATATCTTGTCTGCGAAACTTGACGCCCAAACCGTTATGATCAACGACAAATTCTGTCAGTTGGAAATGAGGGAGATGCAGAACACTATTGCTCAACTTCGTGAAGAAAAAGCGGCTTTGACAGCTTCGGCATTATCTCAGCAACAAACCCAGAATATCGTTGGTCAATTACGCCCGACGGCCGTCCCGGCCTACCCCTCTTGTTCTCCTTACCAGGCTTATACTTGGGGACAGGTATTCGGAGGAGGTTGCTGTAATAACGGATGCGGATGTAACAACGGATGTTGCAATAACAACGCTGCTGTCTGATTTTATTAAGAAAGGAGGCTAATATGGCTTGTGTTTCTAAAATAGGATCGTTGTATGAGATGGTTACGAAGAATGTTATTGTCAGTACGACAAATACAGTCTTCGGTATTAACCCACGGGCCTGGATCGCCCTTCCGTGTGAGGGTCTTATCCTTCTTAAGATAAGGCAAGTAGTCCCCACAGCCGGAAGTGCTCTACCGGTACAGATTGCGGTCCCGGCAAACAGCACAGTTTCAACAGTAGGAGCCGACACCTGTTGCCCTGTTACGGGAGTGAATGTCGTGAACCCTATTAACGTAGCTGTCACGGGTGCTGCTATGGTAAATGGCACAGAACGCCTTCTGTACTTCAATAAAGTTCGTGGCGTGTTAAGATTAATGGATTGTTGTGTTCCGACAACAACAGCCCAGGCGTCTGAAGTTAAAGCAGGTAAATGATTTCAGTAGGGTGATGAAGATCATCACCCTATTTTCACCTAACTAATATTTTGATCATGTTTTCAGATTTGAAGAAAGGGTTTCAGGTACATACCCTTGATACTAATACAGTACCTAAATACGAATTGGGAAAGGTAGTAGCCGTATCCGAACCCAGGTATCTTCCTCCTCAGCCAGGTCAGTATCAGGCGATGCAGACCCGCGTGGTGGATCTGACGGTAGAGCTCACTATCTATTTTTTTCAATACCAGGCCCGATGCGATTTTAACGTATCGGGTTTTTATTTTAATTCATATTGTTTTATTTTAAATCTAATTAATTTATGAATGTCGTACATTTGTTGAAAAACTATTCTATATGGAAAATAAGGAAGATTACATTGGTTACGAAGATCAAGAACTGTGTAACCGGTATTACAAAGAGGCTGAAGCCATGAGGCAAAAGCAGGACTGGTCTCGGCTTAGGGCTGTCCCTGCTCCGGCCAAGGGAACGCCATCGCCCGGCTGGGGTCAGCTTGGACGTGGAAATGGTGTCCGTGTTAAGTATGTGAGTATCAATTCAGGATTGGGAGGAGATAGATTATGACCGTAGAAGAGTTAGTTAGTAAAAGATACGGTGGTGAATTTGTTTTCATGTTTGGTCATCTTGAAGGTAGAACAAGATTCGTTTTTGAATGCTTTGATCCCAGACCTGATCACGAAGGTAAAAACACTTATATGGTTTCCTATTTTGATAAGGGACTTCGTAGAAGAGATGTGGTAGAGGTACCGTGTTATATAAATATTTTGCCAAAATCATGAAAATATTAATCTTAAATGTACCTGTATTTTCCGGTAAGATTGTTTCTCCTACATGGATTAAGGCCGTAAGAGATTTTCAATCCAGATCGAAGGCAGAAAGAGACTCGTATTGTTCGGTTTGTGGATGTACAGGAGGGTGTAACCTGTGCGATGATATAAGTAAGTATAGGATTTCAGAACAACTAAAATATTATATATAATATGGTTAGAATCGCATATTTCGGAACCGATGGCTGCCCTGGTCATCACGTTATTCCAATACGAGGTAAATTCACAGAAGAGGATATTAAGGTAATAGAATCTGTAGATTGTGATGATTTCTATAAGGTGTTTGATGTCATGCGTTTTAAGATAGCTGAGTTTAAAGGATGGACGATATTAGGAATCCCGGCAAGCTTAGACGATCATAGACCTGGAAGCAAAACCGTTATCTTCATAGAGGGTAAAGCTAACGAAACTGACTTTATGGAAGTTATACAAGAGTATTCTTTTCTTAAAAATAAGGTAAAGAAACTTGCCGAATTGTATCATGATGGAGAATGGCTTGCGACTGGTAAATTGAATCAAGATCCGCCTACTAACAAGGAGCGGTTTCAATTTACGTTAGACAAGGATGATATTATTAACATGATTAGGGGAGTCGATTTAGATCCTTATTCTGATGTGGCGAATGAAATGGAGAAAATCGGATTGGGATCATCATCTGATTCTTCATATGAGGGTCCCATATGGTCTTGGTTTGTTAACAAAGTAGAACTTTGGCAGAAGAATAATGTATGGGATAGTTTCTCCGCTGAGTTTTTGTGGGGTTTGTATTGTAGGATAAAGAAAGTATAGTAACAATTAATTTAAAACAAATCATGGAATTAAAAGATTTTAAAGATGTGGTTAGAGTAATGACAAAAGAAGAGTTCGAATCAGCAATCAACGAAGATATTAAATTCGTTGAAAGATTTAAGCATTTTTTAAACATGATGATGTTGCGAGGATAATAGAACACGTAAAGTCAGTGTTAGAAGCATCAGTGGACTACTTCTATCCTAATCATCCTGAAGTAGAATTTGAAAAAGATTTTAATATACAATACGATGTCAATAATATCTTGAACAAATACGGCCACACCGAAATGGGTATGTATAAAATACAGCTCTATATAGAGAATATTTTGGGTAGTATTCAAAACAAGAAGCCTGTAGACGTGGGAGAAGTCTCTGACGGATACCACACTTTCAATGAATTGTATAGGTATCGCATGTTGTATAACGCTGCCTTCTTTAATCTATTAGCCAGAAGCGGACAGGTTGAAGTTTGCAAATCAAGGAGACACAGCGACGGAGAAAAATGCTTCGGTTCTGATGATTGGTTTATTGTGATGGCGATCCTACCTACCGGTCAGGTATCTAATCACTATGAAAGCAAATACTGGGATTTGTTTGATGTTCCTGAAAGAGAAACCGCTTTCGAATACGATGGCCATACACCAAATGAAGCTGCCGACAGACTTGAAAAGTATCTCAAACTGCCTCGTCGTGGCATGACATTCGAACAGGCTTTAGAACAGCTTAAATTAGGTCGTAAGATAAAAAGAATCGATTGGGGTAAAAAGTATATCTGTATGTTTATTGTAGAATCTGACGTAAATATATTGATGGTAGATACAGGTCAAAAAGTAGCATCAAATTGGAATCCAACCGAACATGATATTATGTCGAATGATTGGGAGATTGCGGGATGAGTTTGTTTGTTTGTTCAAAATGTGGCTGTATAGATAATACAGCCACATCATATTACTGGGCTCTTATAAGACCTTGTAAGAATCGTATTTACGATAAGTCGCTAAAGGGATATGAAGGCAAGCCTCTTTGTTCTGAATGTGCCGCTATTGAATATAGTAAGGGGGCCAAGTGGTGGTAGTTCCTGGAACGTGGCATGGTAAGTTCAAGAAAGAATGGCCTACTGAAGAAGAAAAGAAGCATATTGGTAAAAACGGTATTTTAAATATGTAAATTATGTGTGATAAGGAAATTGTTGTATGTGCAGCTATATGGGTTCAAGATCACAAGAACAAGCCTCACGGTCCAGTAAATATACCATCTGGAACCGTATTTTGTGGATTGAGACACTGTTCCATAATATCGCAACTTGCGGCATACGGAATAGCCCATAAAAACCGCAGTGTTCAAGGATTTTTGACAAGCAAGAATCGGTTTCTAACAAGAGAGGAGGCATCTGCTCTTGTTAAGAGCAATAATCAGGAAATGGTAGTAGATAGGAGTGCCATTAGAGAACAATTGTATTCAGAAGATCTATATTAACTAAAAAACAAAACAACATGGGGTTTAAAATCAAAAAGTCAATCACTTATGATATGATGGACGACAGTCGGGTAGAGTACGAATTTGATAATACCAATGATTTAAATCATATCATATTTAAAGGTAATTGTAGAGAACCTTTTTCATTCAGCAGAGTACTTGTTGAAGAATTAATTAAGACATTTGAAACCATACGGGATAGATACTCTGATAATTATGAACTTAAGGTCTATCTTTACAATTGTATAATTCAACTGAGCGTAAATCCAAAGGATCCCAGTGAATCCTTTTTTGGCGTATATGATAGAGATGAGATGAAATTGATATACGGAATAAAGATCAGTATTCTGAAAGGAATGTTTGGCATATGATGACTAAACAAGATATACAAGCAGCAGCATCGTATGTTTTCCGAAGCAGTTTTGTCTCGGAGGACCAGACAAGGAAAACAATGGTAAAAGCCGGCAATAACGCTACCAAGATCCTCGTCAAGACCTTTAGAGGCAAGTTGTTCAAGAAAGCTTTTGGAAGAGCTCGTAGAGGAAAGGATATTAGTTCTTTTGAAAGACAGGAAAAAGAAAGTGGTTTCAATTTTCTACACAATCATAATAATGGTCGTATGCGAAGCGGTCATATTGTAATAAACGGAATTGGTATGTTTAAACAAATAATGAAGTCGGGTACGTGAGTTATCCGACTTTTTCGTATATTTGTGGCATGGCAAAAGGTTATTATTGGATACCACAAACAGATGAAACGTTAAATGGCATAAGCTATTACGTGACTAAGGTAGTAGGAGATATAGTGTTTGATACTAAACGAAAAAGAATAGTGTTTCAAACTACCAGGTATTTCCCAGTAGGCTCCGTATTCCATTTTACTCACAACTGCTTTAAATACGTCATAACCTGCCGGCTCCGTAAGCCGGGGCTGTGGTATGAGGCAAGGAGGGAAGACTGCGGACCTATTGGACCGGATGATGTGGAAAGGTTCGAATCAGGAAGGTTTATTCATAGAAATGGGTACAAATATAATGCGTAAGCGTAACTTGACGATTTACGTCAGATTATAATTATTTTTTCATATGTATATTAAGCCGTCAGACTGGGAAGTTAGACGGCTTTGTTTTTATCATGTGCCTGATTTTTAATTACCTTTGTGTCAAAACAAAATAAATTCTTATGGCGTCAACGTGTATTATTAAAAGAGATAATAAAAAGAAAGTTGTTTCTGTCTCTACCAGATCAGGGGACAGGTCTATGTTGTTTGATAAAATAGCATCTATTCCTCTTATGGAAAATAGGGAGCGGGCTACTACTGTTTTTAAAACCGTATTTTCTAATAAGTTCTTAAAGGCTTTTGGCGACTGGAGAAAGAGAGTGCCTATCAACAAACCGGCTTATAATAAGGTAAAATCCAACATCGATCTTATTCCGGAAGCCTATAGAGAAAGGGTGCTGGATAAGGCTTCTAAGATGAGTAATCCTGTTCTTGTGTCAAAATCAGATGCACCTTATGAAATCCGAGAATCGGGCTTTGGATTCTACAGCCAAGATCTGGGTGATAATATTATGTTGGTGGATGCTATGGTTCCGTCAAGTATTTCCGTACCGGAAGGACCTGGAATAGACGCCGGTCAGTATCTACAAGATACTATATCTTCGGACTTCACCCCCGTATCTATGGTACAGGATAAGGGTGTTAATTATATGGTTATAAAAGACGGTCTTAAGATATTTAGCCCAGAAGAGTTACCACAGACAGATTCTAATCCTGTGGGTGTAACGTATCAGACCGGAGAGCCTCGTTTGTTTTTCATGAACGATCGTAGTCAATTATTTGAAGATTACGGAGAAGCTCTTCGCTCTGGCGGGAATGATATTAGAATAGGATTCTTATCCGGCACCGTTCAAGAATCTACCGTGGATGGCGTGGCAGACATTACTTACAAGGCTGGAAAGTATGTTCTTAATAATCCCAAGTCTTTTATACCGGTCATGACCGCTTCTGCTTCTACTTCTTTATCAACGAAAGGCGGGATAATTAACTACCTTATAAAGAAAGGTCTTTTGTCCGGATCCAAGATATTCGATCCTGAAACAAGGAGCTATTATCTTACAGGAGAAGGACATACAGGACAAATTAGACTTTTCAATTCAGCATTATCCTACACCGAGCTCCGTAATCATTTTGGTTCCGATGTTTCCATGAACGACCAAGGTATGATAACCATAAGCTCGTTGGATAATAGTAAGGTAACTATGAGGCTCGCTACCGGAGGAACGGAGAGGGTTAGCAAGGAGCAGATAAAGAACGATCTCAAGTCAGGAAGATACAATGAATTGGATGCTAAGTACGATCATTTTGATGCGCTTGTAGTTTCATTCATATTAGAAGACAACGATCTTTATGCTGATGCTAAAGCTAAGATCGTATCGGATTATAGCAGGCAGGAACGTGACCAACGAAATTCTATTGTAGAGATATTAAAAACGCTGGGCGTTAGTGTCATAGGTATGACCGACTATATAGAGAAGTACCAAACCAAATACGGGCACGAACCTTCTGCTAAGGCATTGGCGGATATTGCCAATAACGTAATAGCAGTTGGTGAAGATGCTACTTTATCTGATTTAGTAGAAGAAACATCCCACTTCCTTGTAGAGGCATACAGAGATCAGAATGCTGTTGAGGATGTTTTGCAAGACGTAGAAGGCACAGAGGAGTGGAACCAGTATGCAGGTCAGTATTATAATACATACGGTAAGGTATATGAGGGAGCTGAGCTTGATAATGCGGTTAGGAGAGAAATTCTTGGAAAGATCCTCGCCAGGGAGATGCAGACCGGAACAGCACAGGCGCCGGTAGAGCCCACCTCCTTCCTGGGGCGCGTCCGGCAGCTTCTCTCTGGAATAGTAAGTTGGCTTAAATCAGCTTTATCTACTCAAAGACAAGATTTGAATAACGTTATTAAAAACATTCGTGATCTTGCCATTACTGACATAGATAAAGGATTTGATACCTCTCTGTTAAAGGATAATGACTTTACATTATATTCCCTTTCTTCTATGAACAAGAACAAGTTTCTTGAGTCTAAAATCCGGGCATTAAGGAAAACATTAAGAGACTTACGTCAGATAAGCTCTGATAGGGCTGTAACTACGTCTATGACCCTTGCGCAGCTTAAGACCATAGAAGATAAGATAAATAAAGTAGAGACCGAAATAGACAAGAATGAGATGGCGGCTGCCATGAACAGCATGATCTCCACAGCCGAAGCTCAGGTCAGATACTTAAGTAATGTGGTGAACACCATCCTTCATGGTGATACCAAAGACGGTAAGCTTCACTTCAATACCAATGATCGAAAGAACGTAGATATTATCAACAATCAGGTTCTTCCGATCATGAACGATCTTCGAGGATATATCCGTAACAGAAGTACCGAATTTGATGAACGTGAAAAGCAGGATTATACAAATAGGATCAATACCGTCATTGCCGACATCAATGGTATTCAGTCTGATATTAAATCAGTACAAGACCTTGATGAAAGTACGTTGCTTGATAAGTTAATGAACGAACTTCATGTGCCGGCAGATAAGGTAAAGAGAGTAAAAGAATTTTTTGACAAGGTTCAACACGATGTTTCTTGGATAAGTAGGTGGTTCGGTATATTAGAGCATTCTTCCAGTCCGTTCAATAACGCTCTTGGAGCTATGATTGCCAAAGACAATTACAATGCGATGGTGAATGCCCAGCCCGCCATATCCGACTTCCTGGCATATGCTAAAAAGCATGGTTTTAACAAATCTGAATTTGAAAAACTGCTTCAGAAAGTAGACGGCAAAACTTCTAATTACCTTCGTAGTGCTCTTGATATGGCTAAATATGATCGTAATAAGAAGTTGGCACAGATGCGTGCGTTTGCTACTGCTATGAACATAGAAATATCAGAAGAAGAAATCAATGATGTGGTTGACAATAATCGTAATTACGTATTTAAAAGAGAAGTAGTTGACAAGGACGGAAATACGGTTACTGAAAACGCTAAATTTAAACCATCGTCTGACAGGGTTAATACCGATATTTTTACCATCGAGCAGGAAAAGATCTATACGGAGCAGATGGAAAAGTGGGATGCTGAAAATTCGGAACTGGAATTTAGTGAAAGTTATGCCACAAGAATGGAATCCATATACAAAAAGGCCGAAGAAGAATTAGGGCATCCGGTTTCTCAAACAACTAAAGAGTATCTTAATGCTCTTTCCCGGCAAAAACGGATATTGAGGCAGCCTTTTATTGATAGCGGTGGTAATTTTGATGAGGTTGCTTACTATAAGAGTAGTAACTACGAAGAAGAAGGACTGCTTCGTAAACAACGTAAGGAAGCAGCTTCGGAATACATATATGTTGGTACCAGACGTGTTGAAAAAACCGGAGACCAGCTTAAGATGGCTAAAGAAATACAAGCCATAAATGAAGTTTGGAGAAAAGAATCAAATAATGTCACTAATGCCGTATCAGAATCGTTTTTACAAAAATTGAGAACGATTCAAATCGAGTCAGGAGGAGAAGCTGCGCTGAAGACACTTATGTTGGGAGGGCACCTGTCATTTAACGATCGGTTTTGGAATGACATAGAATCGGAACAGTCGGCACGTACCGAATCAAATAACAAGGCTTCGTATCTCAAAATGGCACAAGACATCATTAGTTCTACGACAAGTGATAGAGATGCGACTGACGTGGATTCCATTGTAAAAGATATAGAAAAAAATAAGGCCATTATCAAGGAAATAATCGGCAACAACCGTGACGTGGCTGACATCGGAGAAATCAATGAAGCGACATTTACCTCATCTGAAAGAGATGCTTTTAGGGCTGCATCCGAAGCTATTGAAGCCGATTACGCTATTTTGATAGATTATGCTAAGATGGTGGGTCTTGAAGATATTGATAAATACCTTACTAAAAGCAGTAAGGCTGAAAACGAAGTCAATCAGTCTTATTTAAATGCTCTTGCTGACTCTAAGGAAGTGGAATGGAAGTTCGTACAACGTCATACTACGGCGAAGAAAGCAAAAAGGATTCAGGCTTTAAGGGATAAGCTGTTTAAGGCTGCTGATAACCGATATCTGTTTACCGTATCTGAAACCAACTACCTGTCAGAAAAGCTCGGTATAAGCAAAGAATTAGACGGTAGAGATTTTAGGAATGCTGTTAATGCTAAGATGGCCAGCTTATTTTTAAATAATACAAGGGAAGAGGGTATAGAAGAAGCCAATGCTATTGTTAATGAATTTGCCAGGAGCCAGGTCTTTTCGTACTATAAACGCATGGCGCCTACCGGATATGCGGCTATGATCGACAAAATAGGTCGAGGTGAGATAGATGTGGCGCAGATGGTTAAGGACGTACAGAATGGGACTTCCACACAAGATTATGGTATGGACATATCATACCTGTCTTTCGACCCTGCAAGAGCGTGGGTGGCTGAATCTGAGGCCGAAAATAGCGATCGTAACCCTGATTATGTAAAAGATCATGGGTATGGTCATCGTATGCCCAAGAAGAGCCTGTATCGTGATGAATCGTATTTCAACGACTTCGGCATTAAGTATGATGCTGATGGTAATGAGGTCGCTACTAAAAACGTAGAGCAATGGAATATGATTCAAAAACTCAAGGAAATAAAAAGACAATCCCTTGATCTATATAAAGAGCAGAGCCCTAATCTGTATGCTATTCCACAGATATCCAAACAAGATATAGAACGTATAGAAGGGTTAGGTATCAGCCTTAAAAGTACGGTCAGGAACTTCGTATCCGACTTATGTCTTGACCGCGTAGATGACTCCCTGTATGGTAAAACACGCCAGGGTGAGGTATATGATCCGGAAGATAGGGTTCGGTCCATACCTAAATACTACATATATGAATTAGAGAACCAAGATGACGTATCTCACGATTTTGGCTACTCTTATTCGATGCTTATGATGCAGTCATCGTTATACAACGAAAAGCAGAAGTCTATAGAGCTTGCCCAAGGACTGGAGCAGATGTTACTGAATAAACAATTTGAAGGCGGTAAGAAGGCTGAAGCAACCCAAGCATATCAGATGTTCAGGGACTTCTTCAACGATCATTATTATGGCATTAGGATGAACACCAAAAAACTTACGGTGAACATCGGAGGATATACGGTAGACCTTACAAGAATTATGATGGCCGTTGAAAGATTTATGTCGGTCATGAACCTGGCGCTGTCCCCGTTTGTGGCAGCTACCGGCGCCCTTACCGGCCATATCAACCTCATCATGGAATCAGCTGTAGGACAGTATATAAGCAAAGACTCCCTTAAATACGCATCGGCTGAGTTTTCACGCCTTGCGCCATCTTGTATAGCAGAAACCGGAGACATAGATAGGAAAAGCAAATTATATGTCATAGGTGAGAGAATGGGGATATTCAATATCCGAAATCGTATGTATGGTGCCGGATACAATAGAGTGGCCAGGACCTTAATGCGTTCACCGATGTATGCTTTTATGGAAATCCTGAACTACCCTCTTGACCCGCAGGTTATGATTGCCACTATGGATAACGTGCGATACTATAAAGGCCGGTTCTACACGTTCCAAGATTTCAAGATGGAAAAAGAACGAAATAAAGAACAGAGTACCATAAAAAGAGAATGGAATGCATTAAAAGATCGTACTTTATGGAGTATGGTAGATGTTGTGGATGGGAAGGTGGTCGTAAAACCTGGATCGGGTGTTACTGCCGAGGAAGTCGAAACCCAGATGGCTATAACTCGAAATCAAGTTCGCAGCTTGTCGCAGATATGTAACGGATCTTTGAATGAAGAAAATCGGACTGCCGCATCACGCAACTGGATAGCCAGGTTCATGACCGCCCACCGAGGATGGTTGGTGCTGGCGGCTCAACGTCTGTGGAAAAGACGTGGCTTCAATTTCCAGACAATGCAAGAAGAGGAAGGACTGTCAATTACGTTAAAGAATATGATAGCCAAAACATTTAGCTTAGCTTCCGAGTCTGGTATGAAAAACATCATAGATGCTTGGAACGAAAATAAAGACAATATGAATGAGGTAGAGAAAACCAATCTAAAACGTCTCAGTGTCTATGCCGGCACGTTCCTTATCATGCAAGCCGTATCTATGCTTCTTGCCGGGTGGCGTGATGATGATGAAAACGAGGAAAGTTGGCTTACTCAATTCGGATCCTACGTCGGATTCAGAACCATAAACGAAATAGCTTCACAGATGCCATTTATTATGGAGCTTAACGTGGTTGATATCATTAACGACCCATTTGTTATGGGACGGAAACTTAAGGATCTTACCGATCTTAGGAACTACTCACTTGATAAGGTGACGTCAGGTACATACAAAGGAGAGTCTAAGTTATTTAGGCAACTCGCCAAACAGACGTTTATCAAACAATGGTATAATATCAAGACGCCGGAAGACGTAGCGCGCGCCTATAATTGGTGGCAGCAGACGAACAATAAGTCAATGATGTTCTTCATCGGCGCCACCCCTGATTCGGAAGGGGATGATGATGTAAGTTATAAATAGACGAAGAATATTGGGCTTGCATTGTTTTGATATGACCCCAATATACTATCTTAGCATTGTCAAAGAGTAGATTGTACGTTTTTTGTTCTTACTTGAAAGATTATGTGGGTTAAATTTTTTCTGAAAGAGATGATAGGGAACCGGTTTCTTTTATGTTGTCAATTATTGCTATCTTGCAAACAAAAATCATGAAACGAAGATTTCAAATAGGGATGGGGGTAAATCCCTCGCTTATAATCAATAAAGGCATATACATCCAACATGTAGATGGAGGATTATATACAAAAGAAAATTGGTCTAATAAAGGATATTCCAATGATCTATGCAATGGAATAGCTCTTGTAGATAAAGTGTGTTTTGTTATAGCCACCGAATATATTGGCACATCTCGTTGGGGTAAGGATGGAGAAATAGACAATATATTTGCACAAGATAGTTCTCATATTGGAACTATTAAAAAGGATTATTGGGGGCGTGAAAATCAGAATGCGTATCTTGAATATGATACCAGTAATACAGATTACGCTTTTAATAAAGCTAATAGCTATTTATTTAAAAATGGTCAAAATGGATATGTAGGTGGCGCCGGAGAGTTTTTTTGATATCATTGTATGCTAATGAAATAAATGAATGCTTTTTAATGGTAGGAGGTACGATAATGAGTAATAGAATGTGGACATCCACTCGAAATACAAAATTTACCTATTCGTGGTATTATGATATAAACATCCAAGGAGATCATTTGGATACAGGTTCAAGGGGTAGTTCACATTATGTCCGCCCTTTTACTGAATTAATTTTATGAAATTATGAGAAGAAGATTTGAAAATATTAAGACAGTTGCCGGCGTCAAGATCCCTGTTTTTGCTTGTTCGATTTCGGCCCCTACAACCACATGGCGAAAGCCTGCACCTATTCTTGGTTGTAGATACCGATTTAATGGAGTAACTATGGCGGCTTCCTATGTTTTAGATGAAATTAATAATAGCAAGGTATGTACGATGGGCGGTAATCCTATAAATTGTACGATATCAAATTCTGGACAATATATCCAGGCTTACTTTAATGAAGGACAGGTAACAGGTGATATTATATTACAGTTTACGATTGGAGACGTTTTTTATTATTTCTTTATTACAGAAGGGGCCAATCAAGTACCTCAACTGAAATTAAGTCCAAGTACTTACCTTATTCATTCAATATATAAGATAAGTACAGTTGGCAGCTTTGTTCCTATTGACACCTATGTAGAATTATAATAAAAGATATAAAAATAGTACTAAAATGTATTAGTATAAGATAAGACGGTTATTAATCATATATTACAATAATCCCCAACCGTACACCTATTGTATGGCCGGGGATTATTGTAGTTACCATCTTTTCTTGTAACAAGAATCCACTACCTTTACCTTTTCTTCTTTGTTCTTACCATAATTAAATTCATACGCATCTTCGAATGAATAAAAAACAGCATAACACGACATGCCAAACATATCGTATTTTATCCTGTTTTTCCATTTCCCAAAAATGTTTTGATATTGGCATCAATATTCTACTTCCCCATTAGTTAATTTCCTTTCAACTATTCTAAGAGGAATATGAAACAAGTTTCTAAGCATTAACTTCATGACCTTCCCTATCTGTGAAAACTAAACCAATACCTTCTACAATATATCCTACTACAGGAGCTTTGTCAAATTCCTCCTTCGTAGCCCAAGTAGCATTATCAGGCATAAGATCCTTGAATGCGTCCGAAACATCACCTTGGCACCAGCAGTTATTTGATACAACAATGCCTTTCCCTTCGATATTGATATACATCTTTCTTCCACCACATCCAAGGCTGTTCCATCCGCTCGGTACGTTTTCCACCATAGGCTTAAGCACCCAGCTTTCACCGTCTATCCTAACCCATCCCGGATCGTCTTTGTGTTTGTCGTACATATTTTGCCAAAAAGAGCATTCGTAGCACCACCCCCTGTCTTCCATAACAGTTCTTATCTCACACCTTTCAAATCCATCTGCATCCATCGTGTGCGGAGAATGAGGCTGGTGAGGGGTGCCACATTTTGGACATACGAGTTTTAAATTCTTTTCCATATTATTTCACTTTTACGATCTTAATAGAATCTCCGATATTGTATTCCCCTTGGTATCCAACGAATTTTATAAGCCTATTATTATAAAATATTGAAATTCTTTCGTCTTTACCATAATACATTATACATCCATCTTCTAAAGGACATAGATCATATATAACCCATCCGTTATTAACCTGATCATCATGCGAACATGATGATAACACAAGTGCCATCAATAAAATAAAATACCTCATATTATTTTCAACATAAAAATTTATAACCTGTTTTTACAGCTTCCGCTTCTTCTCTCGTATCAAACATTAAGGTAGTGACAGCTCCTATTCCTTCACAAACGTAAGACACTTTCACCCACCACCTAAAAACCCCAGAGCCATAATCGTCATAGTACGGCTCAGAAAGAACTTCTTCTACATACCCATCCAAATAATTCACGATCGCTCCTCTTTATTTTTAGATTCTGCCTCTTCGAGTATGCTGATCACCTTATCAACAATATCCGAATCAGACATTTTCTCAATAAAAACATCCATTGCCTTAGTTATGTCATTGGCTTCTTTTTCTTCAAGAGCAATCTCTCCACCGGTAATAGCATCAGATAATGATGTAGATAAGTGTCTTATCTTATCAATGCTCATAAACGTAAATGGATTACCACCCCAGCCTCCACCCATTTCTTTCATAATCTGATATCCACCTGAAATAAGTCTGCCTGATGTCGTGGCCAAGGAGGATACGATTAGGGACAGTACCGCCACCTCCGTCCGCTCCTCGGACACGCCCTTCGACCACACGGCTGCCCTTATAGCGCCGGCCAGGTCGTCTATGTATGGCATGAGGCAATCTTCCATCGCTTGTGTTATATCAGCTATAACCTCACTACGTTCTTTATTTATGTAGTAGATAGAAGCATTGTACCTCTTTATCTCTTTGTCCATGTCATTTAAAAGACGCTTGATATTGTGCTTATACATAGGACTGGTTTTAATTACCTCCTTTAGCTTAAGAATGTAATTATAAGCCTGGTCGTTTACGAACAATGTCATGGTCTCAACCGTTGAATGAAGCGTGTTAAGACTGTTAAGAATCTTATCGAAATTATTTATCAAATAAGCTTTTCTGGCTTTTGCTGCGTAATTAATCATCGCATTCAAATTTTAGATTTTCAAGTTTATTCAATTGTTTCTTAATAGATTCGATCAGGTGCGCTCTCCGTTCCTCTGCATGTTTTAAAGCTTCTTCTTTGCTCTCAAAAGCATCCATTCCTATTTCATAAGGAGTGAACCTATCAGGGATGTCGGCTAACAAAAGACCACCATACTCTTCTATTTTAGCTTTTACTTTTCTTATTATACCGTCTCTCAGGCACGCATCCGTAACCCATATAAATCTATCACATTCTTCTAATTCCCTTTCGTACAATTCATACCATTCCGGCTTAGGGAATCTTAATGTGAATCTAATTTCGGTATCTTTCTCTAAGACATTAATATCATACGCCTCCGGCCACAGTTCTTTTATGCTGTCTTCATCTTCAGCATACGCCACCAATACAAATGAATTACTGGATTCTGCACTACACCAATACGGATATTTTATGGGCCATTTGACTGGACGGTAATCATTGTCACAGTCATCCTTTCTAATGTAAAATCTTGCTCTAATCATGTTATTCTACTTTTTTGATTTCGCTTAAATCGCCTTCATACACCAAATAAGATCCTCTTCCAGGTCTTCCTTCTTTATTAACTTCCTGGATTGTAAATATAACTGTTCTAGTACTCATGATTTGAATGCTCTTGAAGAAACCAACAAGAGGTTCTTTCGAACGTTTGTAAAGAACGCTTACCTTATCTCCCTTCTTGAATCCATAAACAGAATCGAAATATTCCTTTTTAATTCTTTCAATATTACTTCTATGTTTGTTCATTGCATCAAGCTCTGTGTCTAACAGTTGAATCATTTGTTCTTTTGTCATTTCTTTTCCTCCTTATTTAATGGTATTAATCCTTTCCCGTGCTTATCATACCACAGCATAGCTATACAATTCCATGCACATTGTGCAAGATGAAAACATCCTGTATCGGAATCCACTCTTTCCCCTTTCATGTATTCCATTAGGTGTCTGGCAGCCGCAGCACGATACCGTTCAAACCCGTTGTCAAGGTTCTGCCATTTATTGGGTCCGTACTTCTTTGCACCAGCATGATAGACTCTTACAATGTCCTCAATCTCTTCCATTGGAAGCAAATCCCATCGTAGTTTGTCGTCAATGATGTCATTTTTCACCGATTTGTTTTCTATGGGGTCTTTGGTAAGAATAATATCCATAATATCCGTTTCTATGACGAACGTCTCCCCATTGCAACAAACCTCAGCATATTTATCATTTACTTCTATGTCTGATACTGCCTCCGCTATAGCTCCTTTGACGATTTTAAATTCGGCACTGATTATATCATCTTTTAATATGCGAAAAATAGATCCTTTTGGATAAAGGATATTTTTAGTATTATCATCCATCTTTTCCATTGCTTTATCGTTGTTTTACCTCATTTCGATAGTAATATAATCCATCTTCGTCTTATACCCTATCATTTCTGTTTTTCTCAAAATACTGTCTTACGGCTTCAATCGCCTTATCGTCATCAAAAGCCTCTACAAACCCCTCATAGAATCTATTTCGCTCCATAGAGAACGTATTGCTTCCATCCGGAATGGTTCTGAACACAACTACCTTCTCTCCATCTACGTTCGTTCCTATGATGTTGTTATGGAGAATAATAGAATACCGCCCAGAGTTTTTGTTCTGGACGACACTATGTTCGAGATTGTAGAGTCTAAGTAGTTCTCTTATTTCTTTTACTCCCATATTATTTTACGTTTTTAGAAGTTACAGCCTCTTCTCCCCATTTCTTTACATATATAGATCTCATCATGTTCATTAAATTAGAGAAAGAAGAGATGGTTCCCATCTCTATGCAGAATGCAAGATTAGACTGTAGGGTTTCAAGTTCTTTCAACTGCTCCTGTGTAGCCCTATTTCTTATCATGCTTTCATGCTCATTAAATACAATCCAATTTAAGCCTTTAGCCATCTTGGAGTAATCGGCATCCGGAAATCTTGATATAGCTCTTGACAAGACATTGTATTTATCACCTGCCTCTATTCGGTTTAAGATAAGCTTATCTGTTAACCACGTAACAACCTCAGCATACAACATAGGGTTTAGTTCCATAGCTACAAGCACCCATATATATGGATTACACATAGTTCTCCTATTCTCTCCTCTACCCATTGTCTTATAAGCTCCCATTTTTTTCATCACTTTTATAAGTGACTCTTTTTCAACAGATTGTATAAAACCAGGAAATCCTGATTCTATCCTATATCCTTGTTTTTCAAGGATATAGTAAACACGTTCCGCACTCTCCTTATTAGATAGGATATTCTCTATTCTCTTTTCATTCCACCCCATCTCAACCCTCTTCTTCGTATAGGCTTCCTGAAGGTCTGTTAAGGACATAAACGAAGTTTTAGTGTCCTGCTTAATTATTACGCCAAATAATTCTCGGTCTTTTGATACCATTGTAACATTTGTTTTCATAAAATATAACACATAAAAAATAATACGATACAAAAATATGTATCGTATTATATCTATACAAATATATTGTGTTAAATTTTATGATTATATTTTTACGTTATGCGCCTATGGCTGCCTCTAAATTCCCTATAATACCAGTTTCTATGTCATTGATTTTATCATCAATGGTTGAAACCGCATTCTCTAAATCCCCTACAATACTTTCTATATCATCAACAACCGCCTCCATATTAGCTACAGCCTCATCTGATTGATAATATCTTTCTGTATCTTGTAACGGCTCCGGCGTATTATCTCTTGCTTCCGTCTCTTCGTCTAAAATCATATCAACATCATCCTTGGCTGAATCCAGATTATGCCTAACCTCTGACAGCTTTGATTTGATAAACTCAAGATCTGTTTTATGCTTTTCCAAATTGGAAATAATATCCTCTATTTTCTTACGTCTTTTGCTGTTCATGCTTTTATTCTATTATAATATTCGATAATCTTTTCTTTCCTGTCTCCTGGTTTTACTGCCATATTCTCAGCCAAGAACCTAAAATACGACACTGGTATGTCCTTGAATCTAATTCCTTCATATTTTCCAAACCACATTATTATGCTGTCAAGATCGTCTTCTCTCCTACCATCTCTATTCACAGATTTAAGCGAGGCTGCCCGACGAAGGATCTCGTCTTTGGTAATAATATCACCCATCCTTATATTAGACAAAAGTTGATCGCCGGCAAACATACACCAGCCCTTAGAAGGGAATTGCTCGATTGTCAGGTCTTCTATCCGACCAAAGCGTCTCATGTTGTCGCAGCAATCAACTATCAGCGCCTCTTTCTTGTCAGGATGGATGCGGACGGCGCGGCCTAATATTTGGTAATAAGTTGAATATGAGAAAGTTGGTCGACCAAACATCACACAATCAAGTTCAGGAAAATCAAATCCGGTAGCAAGCGTTGAATAATTAAAAACCACCTTCAACTTACCTTCTTTGAAATCGGATATGATTTGCTCTCTTTTCTTTTTGGTTGTTAGCGATGTTACGACACCGGTTATGGCTCCCATCCTGGCATTCATGAACTCTGATATTCTATTACATGATTCGATAGAATCCATGCAAACCAAAATGGCTTTACGCTCGTTCATAAGTTGAAGAAGGCGCTTGTAGATAGAGTTGTTTAAGCCGTTTCGTACAATACTTTCTTTAATAGATTCGTTGGTGTATTCGGCTCCGGTACTGTTTAACATCAGAGCCGATTCATCAAACGACCATCGTTCGTACTTAAGTGGACACCAAAACCCTTGAGAGGTTAGTTCTTGTATTTGAGTCACATGAACTATTTTCTTGAAGAAGTTATGCTCGTCTTTCGTCAGCATATTGAGCTTGCTATAATTTCCTTCCAGCATGGAACTGTAGGTTCGGAGGCGGCAGGGAGTGGCGGTGAAGCCCAGTACCTTCGCCTCGGGAAACTCGCTCATAAACTCCATAAATTCAGAACCTTCCTCCGGGGAATACCCCGAGTGGCATTCGTCCACCAATAAGGTGTCTATCCCTATATCTTTCAACCTTGCTACGTCTTTCTTTATGCTTTTAAGTGTAGCATAAGTCATAGCCGATAGTTCCTTTATACCACATGAAGCAGAATATATAGTAGGTTTAGAACCGAATGATACGGCCTTTGCATAATTCTGCTCCAGAATCTCTTTTGAGGGCTGTAATACTAATGTCGGTCTATTTATTTCATGTGCTATCTTGGATATTATTAAAGATTTTCCCGAATTATGATGAATAAAGCATTGCTCATCCAAATATAAATGATTCCCATCTGTTGTAAAACCATAATATTCTCCTTTTCCTACATATTCTACCTTGAAGCCAACAACATATGGATTTTTATTTATTATCCTATTGGCTCCTTTTCTTATACCAACCCTTACGGGTATATTCTCTAAATTTCCATATATTCCAGTTCTATAATATTTTACACCATCAACAAGTTTACATGAGTATCCTGAACATAACAATCCTAAACTTCTACACAATAAAACAAATTGTTTCATCATTGTTTCAGATTTACTGCAATACTCATACCCTTTTCCTGATTTATTATAATAAGCATCTGTGTCAAGAAATCCAGCTAATAGTTTATATCTGTTTTCTTTATTTGATGTAAGATATTGTATTGGTATAAATTTATCACCAGATTTTCTATTGTATAATCCTATATCTTTAATAGCATTTATTATAGGGTTCCCACCTCTTCCACATCCTTTTGATAAAAAATAAGATTTTGACTTATTGTTAGTTCCTTTCTTCTCTGCTACTCTTATATACATATTGTACTGCTTAACAAACGAATATAAATATTCTACTATTTCTTGTCGTTGAGTAGTTATGCTAAGACTGGAGGTGATACTGCCATCTCCAAGGCACAATCCCAAAAAATAAGGATCTAACGGCATATTCTTTTTAGATTCCTCAAAATCGAAACCGTTTGGTCTTCTAAGCTTAAGAATCGTCTTATGATAAGGAGCAAATTTTATATACTCCCCGATGCTTACTTCTTCTATAGATGGACCATCTTTTCGTTTATCTTTTAATCTATACATTGACATTATATGGCCTTTATTCACGATAAAAGGCTTCCCTTTTAAAGGTCTTATTTCATACATGTCATCTATTCCATTATGCAATTCCAGGACAGTTCTTGGGGTTCCATCATCACCCATTACCCTATCTCCAACTACAATATCCTCCACTTTCTTTATTGTCCCGTCATACATGAGTATTCCGTATCCTTTTGCATGACATCCGCATGGAGCTACGATTATGCCAGGCTTCTTAGATCTTCCTGTAAGAAACTTAAGCCCGGCATCTACTGCCTCTTTCTGGTAAGGTCTAAGTTCAAAGCCCATCACAATCTATTATATTATTTTTTGAAAGTTCTATTATCGCCTCTTTCAACATCTCCCTTGCTTTATTCTCATTATCTTCAAACAGGCATACACTGCACGTAGCACCTTTGGAGGGGTAGTCTCTGTAGGCTTCTGCTCTTTCTACAACGTACTCACAACAATAGTCGTGACTCATGTCTTTTGCTATACTTATAAAATGATCTTCTCCATCCATCAACACGCAATATTCAGCATCGTTTTCGCATGCAATAACACCTTTGTTTTTTAAAATGGATAGTACTTTATTTCCAAAAAGTCCAATATAGACCCATATACCTTTCCCTGCATTTTTGTAAAAAATATCCATTCCTTCTTTGATTGTAACTTTCTTTTCCATAATCCCTTATTTTATATCAGTAATTAAAACATATATTTTAGCAATATCTTCAAGACTCACAGAAGAACGTATATATAGTTTTTCTTCGTACTCATATAGAGCGTACCCTTCTTTTATGTCTAATATCTTAATCACATGCTTGCCTCTTTCAAATGGATCATCAAAGTAGCTCTTATGTTCGTATCTTTGACCTACTTTGATTTTGTCAGTTTTCTTCTTCATCTTATAACGATCTACTGCTCTACCTGTTTTTATGAAAGCTGTCGTGAGTAAGTATAATAAAACTAAATACAAAAGGATCGCTACTCCACATGTTAGATCTTCTTTCATTGGACTCCCTTTAAGTAGTTAAACCATATATCCTCCAGTCTTTCCTGAAGCTCAAACGCTTTCTTGAAATTCCCGCATCTTACAGCAACATCTCTCATGTATTCTACGTTTATAACTTCCGGATCTTGCCGGTATTTTGTTCTTAACTTTTGAACATCCTCGTATTTCATCGCTTTATCTTTTTAGACGGATCCCAATCCGAAGAGAAAGGGCATTCGTTTTTGTTATGTAATCCAAAGTCACAATAATAACACAGTGCCGACGGGCAGGGTAGCTTGTTTTGCGAAACAGGTTGGCTTAGGGTGGCACGCCGCTTGCTATATCTGGCTCCTTCTGCTCCCTGGATGTATGCCTGAAATGTTTTTACACTATTATCTTCAAAATCATACATTTTAGATAAAGTGTCATTTAGCATTTCTATAGATTTTGTTTTACGCTCTTCATTTACCTTAACCTTTTGGTACTGCCTGGTTCTGGTAAAGAAATAGATGTTCATATCTGGCAGAACTCCACCATATTTTCTATAGATGTAAAATGAATATATAGGATGCTGTAAATTCGTTTCCAGCTTCTTAGAGTCAAAAACCTTATTCCCTGATTTCCAATCTATGACATAATGGTGAACTACGTTCTTGCTTTTTATAGCCAGATGAAGATCCACTGATCCTACTATGTACACATGGGTATGAATTACCCCATTTATATCAACAGGCTTAGGAAGACGGTACGGCAGCACAAAATCTTCTTCGACTCCAACTATGGCGCCGTGCCTGATAAGTTTCTCGCAGGGATTAAGATCACTATCAGCTATCATAAACCTATTGCCGTCTTTTTTAAATAGATCCACAATCCAAGCAAGAAGCTCCCCGGATTGCTTCATGGCTATCATCATATTTTCCGGTGATTGCCAAGGTATGTCTTCTTGGTAAGCATAGTAACTTATCGCTTCTCCAAGGTCTTTACCAGAAGGCTGTCTTCCGTTCTTGAAGAAGTATTCCAGTGTCTTATGAATAACCGTACCATAAGACGTAGCTTCTTGTTTTTCCGTAGATCTTTTACCTTCCACATAAGTCTTATACCATTTCATTGGACAAGTAAGAAACGTATCTATCTGGGAATAGGAAATGGCAAGACGTTTCACGCCATTAAACTCCTTATATAGCAAATGCGTTTCCGGGACCATCATAAGTCATTGTCTTTAAATCCTTCCGGGTAATATACGACATACTTCTTACCGTCTTCTGGTGTCATGGCAAACTGCATGTAGTTATTACGATTACGATGCTTGCCATCTAATCCTCGCTTCCAATACAGGATGCCGTCTATATCCACATAAGACCGTCCGCGTTCGGCTCTAACTACGTCCGTGTGTAGCAGATACCCGTCGGAAGACACGATCCATACTTTATCCCCTTTGTTTAAATAAGATATTCTTTTTCTTACAACAACCTTTTTCTTATTATCCAATGCAAATTCTTCGTCAGTCATATTCTTCATCCTCCTCTTCTTCTGTTTCAAAATCAATTCCATAACACTGATCATAATGTCCTGTCAGTTCTTCTGGTTCTAAATCTTGCCCAAAATCCATATTAAAAACATATTAATCAATAAAGCACTAAAAATCACTATTTCTGCTGGAATAAAATCTATAAATGCTGCTTTTATTTCTTCAATTAGGCCCAAGTGTAACCTTGGGCCATTGTATTTATTTTTTGTCATCTCCTTTTAACTTCTTTAAAGTATCTGCAATCGGAAGCTGATCAATGACTCCCAGCGCTGGAGCAACGGCCTTAACAACATTGTTAAGGAAATTACCGGTGCTGTTTTGACCACCGTCAAATACCGTGATATTTCCGAGATTGATGTGCTCGAACGCCTTAACCTGTTCTCCAGCAATTTCTTTCCACTGATTAACCATCTTGTACTGGATGGCGATCTGGGGATTGGATTCTGCTGCTTCCACCATAGCCTTAAATCCGTCGGCTTCTGCCATTAACGACTTTTTCTTACCTTCGGCTTCTGCCTCCAGCTTCATCTGAATAGCTTTTGCCTCTGCCTCAGCTTTTGCCAAATGTGCTGCTGCCTCAGCCTCAGCCCGGCGTTTGATCTTCTCGGCCTCGGCATCAGCTTGTAAGATAGCCTCTTCCTTCTGGGTTTCAGCCGGCACAATCTTTTCAGCCTTAAGCGCAGCCTGAACTTTCTTAGCCTTAGCTTCTTCCACTTCTTTATCAGCAAGCTCTTTTGCCGTTTTTACAGCCGCTTCCGATTTAACTTTTTCTTCTCCGGCCTTCTTTTCTGATTGAGCTTTGATAATCTGTAGTTCTGATACTGACACAGCAACCTCCTTCTGGGCATTGTTGTATCCTATAGACGCATTTTTCTCAGCCTCAGCCTTCTTAATCTGAGCTTCAGAGTCTTGTATTGCTATAGCTGCTTCCTTGTCAGCTTCAGCCTTATTCTTTCCGACTTCTTCCATCCTTTCAGCCTCGGCTTTATTTACTTCAAGTTCTGCCTTAGATCTTACAATCGCCGATTCCTTGTCGGTTAAAGTTTTTGCGATAACCGCAGCCCTGTCTCTATCTGCTTGAGCTACGCCGATCTGTTTCTCTTTATCGGTTAAAGCCAAGGCTATTTCTTTTTCTTTCTTCGTTTCAGCTACTATCGTTTCCTTTTCTTTTTCAGTACAAGCAATTTGAATCTCTTGTTCTTTTTTGGTATTAGCCACAGCCGTTTCTTTCTCCTTCTGCTGTACAGCAATCTTAATAGCACCCAGCTTCTCCTGCTCTTCGATATTAGCTTGTGCTTCGTTCAGAGCCCTACTTTCAGCCTCCTTACCAAGGTTCATAATATAACCTGCTTCGTCTCTGATGTCACTGATGTTGATGTTCAGGAGGTAAAGACCTAACTTGTTAAGCTCGTTATCAATGTTCTTTCTTGCCTTATCCAAAAACTCATCCCTGTCAGAATTAAGTTTTTCGATTGTCATTTCAGCAATAATCAAACGCATCTGACCGTAAACGATGTCCGTAATAAGATTTTCAGTAGATTCGGTATCCATCCCCAAAAGTCTTTCTGCCGCATTTTGCATGATTTCGGGATTTGTACTGATAGCTACTGTAATGGTCGTAGGTACATCTACTCTAATATTCTGAGATGACAAAGCACCGGTAAGCTTGCAATCTATTTGCATAGGCTCCATTGACAAAACATCATAGCTTTGAATAATAGGCAAGACGAATGCCGCTCCACCATGATATAATTTCGCCGACTTCTTTTCCCCACCTGTCTTACCGTAAACGACCAAGACCTGATTAGGCTTACATCTACGATACCTTGATAAGACTCCGATGATTGTCAAAATAATCACTACAGCTAAGATAGCTGACACGTACATGATTGTTGTCATAACTTTTAAAATTTAATTGTTGATAAAAAAATTAGATACTTAATTCTCCTTCTTCATATTTTATATTCGCCTTGTCGCCGTTTTTGTAGGTTTTTCCAGACAAGCATCTTACTCTCATTTGCTCTTGTCTTCCATTTTTCGAAATATTTACCATATAATGATTCTTCCCTGATCTAAATACTATCTCCACTTCTTTTCCGTTTAAATCTTCCGGACATTCGTACACCATTTCTTGTTTTAACTTAAGAAGTAACTTATATACGTAAAACAAAACGATAAAGAAAAACGACCCTATCACAACCCCTACTAAATGGGAACCCGAAAAGTAGGTAGTCCAGCTATATCCAAGAATAAAATGTGTTATGCCCTTGAATGATATGATGTCCGACAAAGACATGCTTAAATCAGAAGCACTGTCAATGTCAATATCCGTATCCAGATCAGATCCTAATATCGACAACAAAAACTGTATAACAAAAGCAAATGATGCTATTAAAGCCATGCATAAAATTATGTCACTTCCCATATCCTTCTGTTATTATTTTGTAAACAAGATCAGTCATATCTTTGATGGTCTCCATATCATAATCAATAATAACAATATTGAATTTTTGTTCCACCATCACTTCCAGTTCAATTTGATCAACAGAATCTAATCCAAGTTCTTTAAACGACACATCTTCTTCATGAACTATATCTATTTCTGAATTAAGAAACTGAGTAATAATTATATCCTCTATTATCTTTCTGATTCTTACTTTTTCCATTGCTTTCTAATTTTGTTAAACAAATACGTTTTTATGTTTTTCAATCGCTCTTTGTCTGTTTCAGAACTTCCGGTAAACAAATAATCCGGATTGCCTTTAGCCGGCGGCGTAGGCAATTTAGATACGGCAAACAACCAATCCATTTCCTTATTCTTCTTAGACTCCAAATAAGGCTCGGTAGCGATCTTAAATTTTTCAGCTATTAAGTCAAAGAGCTTTGAATTTTTAAGGTTCATATGAACTGAAAAAGCCTGAGAAGGCGGTTTCCATATGAAGTTACATAAGCTCATTGTATAATCTCCTGACTCTGCTATATAAGATTCCGTTACCTGAAGTATGACCTCTTTCTTGAATGAGGTGTTACCCATAAACCAACACAATCTGGATTCCGCTTCTTTTCTACTGACACCTATGTCTTTTGAATATGATTCGTACATTCCTATCATAATCTTCAACGTTTCCAGGACCTCGTCCGTCATTTCCGGTGTCTCTATATAATTCACAAAAGACGTTCCTTTGTTGGTCAATCTCATCACGCCTGATTTTAATTTCTCAACCAGGCCAAGCTCTATATACCTCCCAGCATCTTCCTCCGGCATGGCTTCGATCATAACCGAATCCTTCTGTCTTATGGCAAGAAGATTAGCCAGATCATTAGGAGTCATGTCTGATGCTGCAAGTTGTCTGAAATTGATGTACATACCTAATCAGCTTTAATGAAAATAACATTCTTGTTATCTTGTCTATCAATATGTTTACATGGACCAATAATCATGTCTGTACATGAACAATAATAGTATTTTTCAAATATACACCTATCGCATGTATCACCTTCCACACATTTTAATCTTACAAGTCCGGCAGCAAATACTTCTCCTACTTTAAATTCCTTCTTTTCCATATTCCCTCCTTGTTTTTAACTGTTGTACCCTTCTTTAATAATCGAATTTCTACCGGTAGATACCGACTGTCGAAGATCGTCATGTACAGAATCTACCGTAGAATACTTGTTTCTGGTTGTAAAAATCACTTCCAGCATCTCCTTGTAATCACCTAAAGCTACTTCGTATCTCGGATCTACTTTGGCTTTTCTTTCAGCCTCGGCATTACTTTTAGCCAGTTCTCGATCAAGAAGATCTTCTTTGATTCGGTCAGCAATCATATCAAGTTCTTTTTTAATAACTTCTCCTGCTGCCCGAAGTTGACCTTCTACGTCACCAAGCTGGTCTTGGACGGTTCCTATTTCTTTCTTTAGGCGATCGTATTCGTTAATCATACCCATATCACCTGCATAGCCGGAAAAGTCCTTGATTATTCTGGTTCCTTCTTTAAGGAGCTCAATAACTCGTCTTTTACGTTCTCTGCTTATTAAAGACGGAAGACGATAATTCATATCCGCCACCGCCTTATCATGTATGGAGTTGATTAAAAACATCTCTCTTTCATCTCCTGCAAACTCAGTAAGAACCAAAAGGAACTTACTTATCAGGTATTCGTTTTCTTCTACTGTTAGTCTCATGGTTCTTATTTTTTTTAATACAATGACTGTTCTTCTTTTGTCTCTTGTTCTTGTTCCTGATTGTCCGTAACGTCTTCCACAGTATAGAGCTTGGGAGGCGTCGGCGGCTGGTTGGGGTTCACGAACTTCGTCCCGCCCTCCCCGTACATCCATCCATGTCCCGGCAGGATCTCTGGGTGGATTGTATTAGTAAGCTCTTCCATACTAACTTGCCTTACCTTCAGTATATGATGAAACACAAGTCCGGCTGTCCTGAATGATGTTTTGTTTTCAGTTTTAAACCTATCAAGAGTCTGATACCAATCTTTCCCAAATATCATATACTTATCCAGCCCGTACCTACGAGGATTGTGCAAACCTATCATTAACGTACATAACTGACCCAGCGTATCAGATTGGTAAAAATCAGAAAGACGCGGAGGCTGCTCTTGTGGGCTTTTTATCCTTCCTTCTATCTCTCTGTTGAATTGGGATATGATGAGGAAAAATATGTTTTTATATACTAATTTAGCTTCGTTCATAACCGCCACCAAATCATCTATAGCCGACTTAGGATCTAACCCCATTCTTTTTATCAAAGCAATATGATCGACTTTAAATATTATAAGACGTTTGTCTTTGTGTTTGGTAGCTATATGATACACAGCCGCCTCAAACTCTTTTACCGTACACGGAGCATCGATGTATATTATATTATTCCTGATTTCACCTTGAAGGATTTCAAACATCCTCATCTCTTCTACTGTATTAGAATCTTGCCTTCTTAATATTTCAGGAGCTCGCTTTTTCATATCTTGGCTCATTCTACGAAGAAGAAGATCTTGAGGATTCATTTCGAACTCGCAATTAACAAGAAAATAATCTTCTGCTTGCGGGTTGATCATCGGATTCATCACATTTTCCAATATCTTTTGGGCCACATACGATTTACCTACAGATGGCCGGGCTCCTATGGCAATAGCGTGCTGAGGAAAAATACCTCCAAGTAAAGCTTCGTCAATATAATCGTATCCGGTTTTAGCGGGGATAAGCTCTCCCCGCCTGTATTTCAATATATTCTCATACGCCTCTTCCATAACCTGTTTAGAGGTCTTGAATATCCTTCTTATATCTATCCTATTTGCTATCTCCTCTTGCATTTTTGTCACCTTTCGTATCCGATTTGGATCCCCTATTAGCTTTTACTGATTTATACCTAAGACCGTTCTTGGTATGAGAACAATCCTTGCCTTTCCTCCAGCCCTTTCCCTTCTTCTTGTCCGTTTCGTAGTTTTTACGACCAAGCTCTCGGCGTTTGGCTTTCTGTTCCGGTCTGGCATTTATCTCCTTGTCTTTTTTAGCCTTTTTCTTCCTGGCTTCGGGATGAGTCCTGTAGTACTCTGTCGATCTACCCATGTGCTTATATTTTTTTTGATTAATAATAGCACAAAGATAGGCAATTCGCGCCCTATTTCAACCTGCCGTAGCTCATATCAGGATCACACCAGACATACCCGTCTTTCTCATCATGAAGATACTCAGGACATCCTCTACATGCACTACTTCCTGACACTATTTGATTGTTCTTATTAGGGCACTTATCTCCAGGCTTATGCCATTCTATTCTCGAACCTGATCGTTCTTTGTTTGCATGACAGAACTGAAAGACTTTTCCCATCGTCTTCTCGCCAAACATACCTATATGTGTGTACTCTTCCGGTATAGATAGAAATTCAGATAAATCTTTATACATCCTTTTCCGTTCCTCCGGCGTAGACCATAGTCTATCAAGTTCGGCATGGACTCTTATCTTAAGAGACCTCAGTGATGGCCCCGCAAGCCGGCCTTTAGCTTTTCCCTTATTCGGCCCTGATTCATGAACACCGACATAAGCATTGCATGGTTTGCACATCATAACCATCCCTAAGTCTTTTCTGCTATATATTTTATCGGCATTGACCAACTCGGTTTCTCTTCCACAATAAGGACAAATTTCGCCTCTTAAAACCCGTTGTTGGCGCTCATTAAGTTCCATACCCTATTCTTTTGTTTTTCTTTAAACTTTTCATACAAACTGCTCTCAGTTTCCATTTCCGAAATCTCTACCTCTACGTCCTCTCTTTTGAAAATTACTTTCTTGGCTGTCGGATACGCACATTTAGAGATACGAATAGCATTACGAATAGCGTAAACAAAATACGTTTCTGGTGATGATTCGATCACCACTACCTCATTTAAAGTGTTTTTGTAATTTTTCATATTATCTACTTGCTTCAATTATATAACCCGGATGATCTTCACACGCCTCTTTATATTCGATAAGAAACTTAAGAAATGAATCATAAGACCCCCATCCATTTTCTGGCTCGTATTTCAAAAGACTTTTTCTCTTGGAGATCATAATACATATACCTTTTGTAAGTACATTCTTCATCTCATTGGTATATATTTCTCTATACAATTCTTCTGGTCTCCAAACATAATCGTACAGCGTTTCTTTATTTTCTGATACGAATATCCTTTGTGCCATCTTGTTCATGTTGTGGGTAATGTTTGCAACCCATTCACGATCTTCTTTCTTCTTGTTCTTAATATAAACATCCAGGCTCATGATATTTTTCTTTTATCTTGTTACTAATTATCAAATCTGCCACATCATCTCCGTCTCCTACATTTTCAACATTTTGAAGATAGTCCGATACTTTTATCCTTGACTTCATCATCATCCCATCTATCTTTTTACTCCATGTCTCAAATGCTTGTCCTTTGTCCGGAAAAGCTACAGTCTTTCTATCTTTTAAAACATCTATCACTTCCGGCCTTAGATTCTGCAACCCACCGGTAGCTACAAATAACTCATCTGGTTTATTCACAGCGCATATAATAGCCGTCTTTTCTGATTCCACCAGATTAACCACCTTATCCGGATACTGGCTTAGAAGATGCTCTCCGAACAGGCATTGCCTAAACAAGAAGTCTCTTGCATGCAACGAGTGATAAAACATAACATGAGGCCGCTCATTGTCACCGTCTTTTTCCTTCACTCTTTTTACATCAATCTCATTCCCCTGGCTGTCGGTCTTTATATAAAAGTCCATGATCTTGCCGGTTCTACATACAAAATCTTTGTCTATCTGCCAGAATATACAACACCCTTTCCATCCCCATAAATCCATTGTTCCGACATGATACCTTCTGAACGCATCAGATACCCTTTCTTTTCCCCATAGAGACGATAAAAATCTAAATACGGTGTTTCTGTCGTCTGGAACCACAGTCCTCTCAAACTCGCTAAAAGGTATGTAATTTACAACGTCAGGATTTACAGGAGGGCGATAAGCTCTTATACACTTGTTTCCTGAAATCCAAAGATCTTTGTCACCTACATCCTTACCAGTGGGTCGTTTATCGTAACCGCAAGTCCGTTCATGATCGCATCTTCCGAACTCGTTACCAACAACCTGACCTGTTGCCACATCAATATAAGGAGTGAGGCACCGGCTTTTTCCGCAAGCCGGGCAGGTCAGCTTTAGTCGGCTCCTGCCAGGCCTGCGGTCAAGTTGAAACCGGGGTACGTTTTCGTATCTTCTAAAATCAAGCATTTTTGACTCCTCTCATTGCTTCTATGATTCTATCTGCTATAGTTATAGACCATGACACCACATCTGGTACATATACTCCGCAATCTATTTCACCTTTTCTATTTTGTGCTTTAACAAACTCAATAGAATAAGCCTTAATAAGATCGAATCTACGTTGCTCCCAGTCTACATCTTTGTTTTCGTCATTTACAGGAAGGGTATCGAGATAAAAATTTAAACTCTCACTTATCACATTCCCATTATCACCATAGAACTGTATTCTGTCATGGTCGCTTCTTGTAGTTGAGCTACTGAAAGTGATTACGTCTATTATCTCTCCTGTTCTTCTAATTTTTCTTTTCATACTCTTCTTGTATTTCTGACCAATATAGGCATTATTGTTTCGATGGTCTTGCCATATTTCTTATGAGATGCAAGTACACATATTGCATATTTATCTCCTATTTTCAAATCTTTCGATAATCTTAATCTTGAACCCCTTTTGATGTTAATAAAATAATCACCAAAAGGATTGATACATATCGGTTTTACGATTTCTATATAATCTCCTTCAGGAATAACAATATCGTTCATATTATGAATCTTTTAGACATTTCCTCTGCAATATCATACACGACCGTATGATCCTCTTCATTGTACGGCTTATTGATATTCAGCACTCCTTTTCTCACTTTGAACTTCTTATCTTTTCTAAGGTGATTCAACATACCTTGTTGGAACACGCAGTCCGCCTTTTCAAGTGCTATACTGTCTTCTGTCCATTCTTTCAGCGTATATCCTTTGCTGCTCGTGCTTTTTGGAGAAAAGTTCATAATACGTGCATCAATCCCATACCATGCTTTAACCATTCTTCTTTCAGCTTCTAATTGAAATGCGTATGATTCCCATATTCCCCCTGATTTAAAGTCGAGAATAACCACTTCTTCCTTCTCCACTTCTCTTACCTCCTTCTTCGGATCACCTTTTTTAAACTGCCCTGTAGCCCTTTGATACACGGCTCCAAAATAACCTTCTTCTTTGTACTTGAATGTCATTTTAACCATCGCATCTATCGGCGTAGCTACCAAATAGTCTTCTAATGACAATATTCTTTCAATCATCATCGGCTTAACCTTATACTCCGAACAAAACTTAGCAAACTTCATAACTCTGACAATCATATCGTCAAGATCATCTATGCTACCAAAGAATTTGTCAAGATTCTTTTTCGATATCTTCAGCTTGCCTTCTTGCACTGTCTTAACTATAAAACTTCGATTTAAGACCATATCTCTACCTGTTAGGTACAATCCGTATAAGTAGTGCATGATCGTTCCCTTATCAGCTTCATACTGCGCCACCTCTTCCGGATTGCGACCAAGCATCTTTATCTCTTGCTTCCATTCCTGAAGTGCGGTCTTATCATCTACATACCCATCTTTGATTAAGGTTGTTACTGAAGCATATATCTTGGCCGTTCCATCATCCATCTTCCTTACATAAAAACGATTATCGTCTAATGTCAATCTTACGAATTTGGGAGTCTCAATCTTCTTCAACTCATCGCAGATATAAAACGGCTCTAACGTTTCTTGATTTTCTGTAAACGGATTCGAATCTTCCTCTCCAGGGTTAGGATCTGCTTCCTCTACCGGAGCTTCCGGTTCTTCTCCCTGGGCCTGCTCTGGCTCAGGCGCCGGCTCTTCAACTACTGGAACCTGTCCGCCTCTTTCTGCTATGTCTCTGTTCTTTATTAAAGACATAACCTCCTTCTTCAACTGCTCTGGTGTTTGATTAGGATTTGACACCGACATCACAACATCGTTCATTCTAAACAACGTATTTCCTTCTCCTTCCACCATAGGCGCAAACCCTAAATCTGTCAATATTTTTATTTTCTCTTTCATGATCTTCCTCTAATCAATTCTTCTTTAATACAATGTAACACTGTTTCCACTTCATCTTTATCTCTATCTTTCACTGCGATAGCTATATCCTTACCATAACTCTCTCTCTGTATGTGAGCATAAAAGATAGTTTCATTGTCAGCTTCTATTCTTATTTTATAAAGTTTTCTCATATCTGTCAATTATTTCAATAATTAATCTACCTCTTTCTTTAATCATTCCCCTGCTTTCCATATCCAGTACCTTCTTTACCGCATACTTCCACACAAAAGGAAATTCTGTTTCAAGTTTATCAAATTCCATCCGGTCAAGATACATGTCGAATACCGTATGCTCCGATTCATGTAGGAAAACTATATTATCTCTGCAAGTAGCAACCGACTTATATATCCTTTTCGGAAGTATGTGACAGATGTTACATACTGTAGGAAAATGAATAGCCTTACCGGTCATAGACATTCGAATAGTACTCAACTCCTCCAACATAAGACGAAAAAACCCGGATAAATCCGGGTTCTCTAACTTTTTCTTCTTGCTGCTGTTTTTAATGGATGTAATTCTGTTTTTTTTCTTCGGAGTCAACTCTTTGCTCCTGCAAGCCTGGCATAAGCCATGACTTCTTATCATCACTTTTCGTCCACATCGTTCGCAGACGTATAGCTTCTTTTCCTTGCTTTCCATTCGAATAATAATGATATTATTGAAAAGAACAATCCCGCTGAAGCCAGTAGATAAGGTACGTTCATTAATAATTTAGATACCTCGTCTGTCTTAATCACTATCAGAAGGAAAGCGCCTGCTGAAAGCAATGATATTATCGCCACAACAAGCGCTATGTTGGAAACTACATCAGCCTTACTCTTCACTCTTCTTCTCGCCTAATTTTTCAGCTCCCTTCTGAAGATCGTATTTGAATACGTCAATGATCTTCGTTTCAGCAATAGCTTCGCAATTCCAGTCTCCTAACGTGCCCTGCATACCTTTAGTTAACACAGCCTCAGCGTCTTTCGGATTGCCGGCCTGGACATACATATAGCATGGCGTTTTCTTTTCTTTACCTTTCTTTTCATCCAGTGTAATGTAATTTACCTTACACTTATACCAGTACTCAGCTTCTCCGTTGAAGAAGATTTCCGACACTTTAATAGGATTTATTTTAACAATGTCGAACACTTGAAATAAATCCTTGAAAATCTCTAAAGATCTTGATTCTGCCTCTGTATAAGATAAGGCATCTACCAAATACTTTTCAGTTACTTTCTTTTTTTTGCCGTTCTCGATATTATCAATCTCGGCTTTTACCGTAATTTCAAACCAGCGATTCATTGTATTAATATTTAATTAGTTGATTTCTTTCCTTTCTCTATACTATTTTTAAATCTTTCAGAACACCACTGCAAAACGTCCATCATCATCATTTCATTATTAGATAAGATGCCTTTTATAACTAACGCCAGAAGAGTGACTAAGATCGGAAACTTTCTTTCCCCACAAACGTTTCATCCCTTCAATGTTTAGATCTTCAATAAAAATATAATCATATTGTTTACACAAATCATGAGCTAATTTCCATTGAAAGTCTGATCGAAGATCGTTTATTTTACGATACTTTTGTTGGAGTTCAAACAGTCTCCTTCTTCTATTGTTAGATCCTTTCTTTGCATTAGAAAGCCGTTTGTTTAGTTTTCTAATCTTGTTTTGATATTGTTTGAAGAATAGAGGAGATCCAATTTTGCTACCATCGCTTTTAGTTAGATAAGTTTTCAGACCAAAATCCAATCCTATAGATGCACCATCATGTGTCTTTCTATAAGAGTTTGAATGATTATGATCTGTAATTATAATCAAACTAAAACGTGAACAGGTTTCTCTAACTATTCTTATTTGCTTAACATTACCTTCATAAGGTCTACTGTATGAGAATCTAAATCGTTTGTTTCCTTTGTTAATTGTTAAACAATTACCATTCAGGGTAAAACCACCTTGTTTGAATACAAAAGAATTGAATTTCTCCGGTGATTTAAACTTAGGAGGTCGTTTAGCCAACTTCTTAAAGAAACGATTATAAGATTCATCAAGACGCTCAAGTATTTCTTGTGTTGTTTGAGAATGAAGAAGATTTCTTTTAATTCTTTTGGTAAAATGTTTCTTCATCTTACCAATTGATATATATTTCCCAAACAGTTTGTAATACCTACGTTGTAGAGCTAAAGCATGATTCCATACAAAACAACATTCACGAAGCATCTTGTCTAGATACTTCGTTTTCTTTGAATGATAGATGTTGTATTTGTATGAAATCATTTTTTTATCTGTAATTTTGATTCAAAATTAATCAACCCAATTCATCCACCTTCTAAAGTATGGTGATTTTGTTGGTTAAATAATCATAAAATAGCTCATTGTGATAAGTGATTTTGTTTTATGTTAGGTAAGTAATTTGTAATAACATCAAGTGATATCCATAACTCTGGCTCTATGCTGTTTTTTATTCTATCACTGAAAAGAGAATTATCATCACAATCACAATGAGAGATTGTGATATAACAATCTTGATAATCCCACCAATGGGCTGATTTAAAATCGTCCCCTCCATTCCAAAACCCTATTCTTATACCTCTTGGGTTGAAATCTTCATCTATCCAACTTGGATGGTAAGCCAACACTTCTTCTCCCTCTGGAGGTTTTTCCTCTTTAAATTTCTTCCAGTTCATTTTTTCTTTAATTAATTAAGTACAAATATAAAAGTTTAACATGCTACCACGCCTAAATTTTGTTAAATTATATTTATTTATCCCCAATCTTTTTAATCTTTGTTGGTCTTGACAATCGATAATCCTTTTCTATCGGTCTACCGAATACGTTATTCCTATATCCTTTATATCCTTTCTCGTAAACGCTAACCCTTGCGCAGAACTCAACCACATCTCCCGGTAATAAATCAGCGTTTTTGAATCCTTTTGTCAAATCAAACCACAAATGGTCTGTTACTACTTTACCATCGAGTAACACGTCTTGTAAAAGTATTGTCTTTACAGGCCCTTTATACCCATCCCTGAATCCAAAACGAATGAATGTCGCTGTAAATACGTGCCGATCTCTTGATCCTATTATTTTCAGTTCTTTTCTCATTCTCTTTCATTTATTTGTTTCACTTATGAAATTGACAACATCCTTTAGATATCCTTCTGTCATCTCTATGAAATTCACACAATCCAATTTGCTTAATTTGTAAATCAATGCCGGATTGTGTACTATGGCTATAATTTGTGTTTGTGGTTTATGGAATGATAATACATTATAAATTTGCATTATGTTGTCAATGTCAAGATTCCTGTCCGGCTCATCCATGAGAACCGTGTATTCAAAACTGCTTTTTGTTAATGTTATACGGTTTCTTTTGTAATACTTCAACAGATTATCAATTCTTTTAATCCAAAACGTATTTGTTTTTTTCTTGTATTCTACAAGATCTTGTATTGGAAATGTATAATCCTTTTGGCCGAACATTAAATTAAAAAGTGATTCCAATGATAACACCACTTTCTCTCCATAAGATCTTCGAATATTATTCACATACAAATCGAAATTGCTGATGTTTTTCAATACGTCATTTCGATTCGTTTCCGTTGATGGCAATAAACGGAATACTTTCCCTTCATAATCAGATGATATGTCAATCCCATCAAGAACCTTGTCATTATCATCAAATATGGGTGGAAAGTCCAGCGCTTCGATCGGCATTTCAGAGCACATGGATTTCTCGCATAACGCATACATTGATATGATGTTAAGCAAGGTTGATTTTCCACTACCGTTTTTACCTATAATTACATTCACTCCTGGCTTGAAAATAAATTCTCTGCCATTTTCAAATGCTTCTATATTAGAAACGTATTCAAATGGAGTTTTTGTATTGTCTTTTATTTTTACCGATGTTATCATATGTAATCCTTTTTAAAAATCAATTACCGCCCGAACCCTGTAACTATTGTACTCGATGTTGCTGTGCGTGCCGCCAATGGAGAAGCTCACGAACCATGCGCTGACCTTGCTGTACTCGGTACTGGACCAATACCGCGCCGAGGAGAGGGGAGATGCCGAAACATAAGCGAATGCTTTGTTTAGTTCGTCCATATAATGGTTCATTAAATTTAATTGACCAAGAGATGGTATATACTCGTCATCTTCCAGCAGATTTCTCAATTTTGGATTTCTGGCTACAAGTCGTTCCGTGTTGCCGCGTCCATCAATATCAAACAGCGCATCACATTCACGTTCGTAATATGTCTCACTTCCGGATTCTTTACGGCTATCATTGTCAAGCAACCGTACACTATCATGCTCCGTCAGCGAGATAGCAAACGATACGTCTTTGTGTTTTAATCCGATATAACGCACATTCTTTTTGAAATTCTCTCCAGTAAACGGCTCAGCGTGTCCGTTTCCGTAGATTAGATACAAACCATCTTTTCTTGATGGTACTCTATTTTCACATACGCATCTTTCATTTTTTGGTCTTACAATTATGTTCAACTCATTCAACACATGATCTTTTATGACTTCCTTGCTTATTCTTTCTACAAAACCATAATTCCTTTGTTTAAGCTCATCATTTACCATACATCTGATCCAATTTTCTATCTGATTGTTTCCTCCGTATGTATTATGCATGCACCTTTTTACAAGCTTTTCCAATAATGATTCTATGTTTTTGATTATATCTTCTTTGGTAAGGTGAAGTTCATTTAGTATGCAGTTTCTTACCGCCTTGTATTCTTTACTTGTGCTCATAATATATCCACTTAATACTGTAAATTATATTTTTTCTCTCTCCCACTGTCTTCCCCTATAGGATTATTCCATCCATATTTTACAGCCGTAGCTTTAAATAGAGGAAGTCCATAAAATCTATAATCATTCTCAAGATGATCATATACTGTTGATTTCATTTCAGCTCTTTAATTAAAGCATCCGCATATATTACAGCTAATTCAGCCGCCTTATCACACGTCTCCAATATTAATTCACCGTGAGGTCCACGCCCTGATACGGATGTGATCGGAAGCATGGTTTTTGCCATCTCGTATCTACGTTGTTCCCAATCTACATGGGTGTTACACGGTTCTTGATTGACCTGTATATATCTTCCTTCAATATTAGAAGATCTTAATGTTTCCGCATTCTCTTCGCCGAATGCAACCAGAATAGACCCACATCCTGGACTTTCACCTATTGTTCCATCTTCTCTGTGGAATTTTATCCTTCCTTTCATGAACAATATACCTTTTGCTTTCGGGAATACAACATCCTGAAACATCTTATTGTCAAGACGATTAAAAAGAAGAGCTATTCCATTATTGTGCTCTACCATACGAGTAATAAAATGCTCTATAGTCGGTCTTGAATAAGGTGGGTTTAACCATACCCTTCCTTCCCATTTTTGTTTTAATCCATCTTGCTCTTTGTTATACATAACCCTGGCTGTCCTCCATAACGGACGCATAGGCGCACATGGATCTAAATCAAATTTCCCTAAAGCGTCTATAATTTCTTTAGGTGTGTACCATTCATCTGTACTGTTTTTAGATTTCTCAAATGATGTATTCATATATCTATGTTTTATAAGTTAATCCCATCCTCCAGTAGTGTACAAAGATACATCTTCCTCCTCTACGTTTACACCTTTAATAGCCTGTAGAAGTTTTTTCTTTGTCTCCCGGCACATATTGTAACCATATCCTTTATACCGATATGAGCGCTCCCATGTGCTTACTGGAAAAGGAATATTTTCGTCAATGACCAGCCTCTTCATATGAAGATGTTCGAAGAATTTCTCATGGTAGAGAAGTTTATACTCGTATCCTACTACATCAGTAGATGAGAATGGAAAATAATCATCTTCCTTTACACTGAAAACCATTGCCCAAGTTGGTATCGCATTACGAACATAGCATTGATGTTTGCTCGTGGTAGCAGAATAATAATCTTCATTTATCAGGTATGCTTTCTTCCCTTGTTTGTTTTTTACTATTCTTCCGACTTCAAAGTGATGCCCATAAGAATAAATACTTGTACCTTCAAAGAAGAAATTGCTCCCTGATGCTGATTCTTCTTGTTCATGAGCCCACAAGTGAGCGACTATTGAATTGTTCATATAAATATCTTTTTAATTGTTTAACTTACCTTTATCATATGACATTCTCTTTTCGCATTTTTCAATACGTTCGGTTATCATATCGCAGAAGACTTGCCCCTCTTTTTCGGAACCTCTGAAGTAACCAATCATCTTCAGGATGTTCCCGTCAAACTCATGAACGAACTTGTTATAATAATGTTCACCCGTAACTTTCCCATATTTTTCCACGAACAAATCCTTATCTAACGACTCATCCTTAAAACAACGGTTGTAATCCCATCTTACGATACGAAACAATGTTTCAAAATTCAATCTTTCCATATCCTGTATTTTATTTAAGCTCAAACCTAATATCTTCTGGCAATTGAGAGCGGTCTACCTTATTCACAAAATCATCAAACTCTTCTTGTGTGATTTTTTCTTCATAGCTGTCCCAGTTGAAAGACAAAGTGTTCGTGTGAGGATAATATATAACATTATCGGTAGACAACCCATAATCAAACACACAAAGCATTATCTTCTTTTCTGCTTCTGCTTGTCTGATTTTCTTATCATATTGCTCACAAATTTCAGCACGCTTTTTCAACATCTCTGCCTTATGAGTCTCTTCCCTACGTTTTTCGATACTTTCTGCGGAATAATACCCAGCTTTAATGCGCTCTTCAATAAGCAAACGTTCCTCGTCCGTTAGTGTTAAAACAAATCTTTCTTCTTCCGGCTTATATGGATTAACCCACTTCTTACCACACAATTTTTCAAGTTCCGCAATAAGTTCTTCTGATTCTCTTTTCTGTCTATCCACAATCCCCAGATTGAAAAGCAGATACTTGAAATACAACTTATCCTCAGAGGCTTTATATAATTCTACGCATTCTTGTTTTGATATACGCAAATACTCCATTGCCACAGACATACCACTATTTTTTATGTGATACATACCATTATCTACCGGATACATAGGAGCACCATAATGGTTACAAAGATGCAACGATATGAATTTCGCCAATTCCGGAAAATGTTTTACGACTTCATCGTGGCAGCAGCCTCCTAAGTAATCCTCATATTTTCCATGCTTGTTTTTCCAGTCAACGTCGGCTGTTATGCTCCAGTCGCATATGTTATTTTTGCAGTCATCATCCAAAGAGATTCTAACTGTTATTCTATAATCTTCTTCATTTTCTGTAAAGAATTTTGTACCTGAATAAAACAGTTTGTTTGTAGTTTCCATATTATTTTAGTTTAATCATTACACTTATGAAAAATAAAATCTGCACACTCTCCGGGAAGTGTTCCTGCGTCATTACAACGGTAAAACCCTTGTGTTTCCAAATCTACATCTACCGGATAACCTTCTGCTGCTTCCAAGAAGCGTTGGATTTCCTCACATTCTTCATCCGTTAATCCAGTGTAATCATCATTGATTAACGGGCAAGCCCAATAAGAGGGCAACCTGTATCTTATTACTTTTATGCTCATAGTTTTATTAATCTACAGTTACTATCTTCAAATACCGGAACCTTCCCTTGTTCTCTAAAATAAGCAGTGGCCACCTTGAAAGCATAAAGCGGATTTACTTTCTGGATTTCTTGTTGTGATTTATAGAAAGATAGCGGCTTACATACATAGAAACGTCAATCTTGCCTTCCCTTCCCGTTACATGTTTCACGATTCCATATTCCAGCAAGCCTCCTGTATCCCCTTACTGGTATTTTCTCTATTTCTTTTGGCATGATTTCAATATACTTTCCTTCTCCGATTGGTATAGTCATATTACCTGCCTCTTCCGTGCAAAAGTATTCTATTTCAGATGCCATTCCTTTATACACATAGAACCGGTATAAGTTCCCGTCAGGGTCTACCCGATCCATGTAATATAATATCACTTTGTCTACTTTTATCGTTTTCATTCCTTAATTCTACTTATCTTTAAATTGTTATTCCCACAGTATTCCTTCAGCCAACTATCCGTTAGATAACGATTAACTCTATCATATTTCTTTTTCGGGCCCTTGCTCCAGAATTTCCATTCTTTTGTGATATTGTACCCATATTTATCAAACCAATGGATATAATACACTACGTTACCGTACAAATCCACTCTTTTTCTTTCCTGTATGACTACCTCGTAAGGCATCTTCTTGTCTCTTTTCTCCATCTTTGTCCTCCTTTCTTGAATAAAAAAACGGCACCTATCTTCGCAGACCAGTGCCGGTAACTAACTTACATGGAAAACTACTTAACCTCAACTAATTCTACAGAGTTGTAGAATTTAGTGAAGCTACCAACAAATTCTCTTATATTTTTATATTCTTCTGGTCGTTTTCTGTTACCGTCTTTTATGTAATTTACCCACAATCTATCCTCTATGCTCTTAATCGCATTCTCTATAGTAAATTCGTCGCTGACACACATTAAGCACGAAGACCCGGTTTTCTTATGTGGTTTATATACCCTTGAAAAAGACCACATTTTTATCCTGTCGTATATATATCCGTTGTTGGGATAAACGAATCCTATCCGGCTGTCACCTTCTTTGGCGTAAAACACACCTGGTTCCTTTCCGCCTTTCTTATACACAATAAATCCTTTTTCTTTTAAGATCTTAGCTATCTTATTTATCTTGTTCTCTACGTTCATTGTAATGCAAGTATTTAAAAACGACCCTCATTATAGTTGCGAAGTTCTCTACCTTAACCCACTCGTGGGCTACCGCTCTAAGTACGGATGTCTCGTATGTTGGAATATCGTCTTCTTCAACCACCTTGCAAGAAGCCAGAACTCCTTCAGTCGGCTTTAGTCCGCGGTCATGCAGCTCGCAGAGACCGTCCGGCTGGCGGAATGCGCACCACCCGTCTTTCTCTGTTGGCTGGATCATCGCTATTGGTTTTTCTTTCACTGCAAGATACCCTACCATCCACATTGTTTCTTTTAACCTGTCAGCGTATCCGGCATCTATAATAGCCTCTATGTCTTTTGGCGTACCAATACAAGGGACCTTACACATGTTCTTGCATTTATCACATGTACAAGGTTGCTCCCATCTGTTATGATCTATGCCTACCAACTTCTTTATCCGTTCTACTTCCTCTTTCATACTTCTTTTGTTAGTTCATCATAATAAGCTTTCAGTTCCGGTGAAGCGTATTCCATAAATGCTTCAAACAAGTAGGGTACCTCTATTATCATATTCACATTACAACCTTCTGCCTGTGAAAGCAATTCAGGATCATTACTGTACAGACACGCAACATGAGCACCTATATTAAATACATGCAAATCTATCCTTACGTATTCTATACATGAAGACAATGCATTAAACAAATTCTTTACTTCATTCTTGTCAAAAAGTTCTACAAATTCTCTCAACCCCATCATTTTACTACCCTTTCTATGTGTTTAATTAATACTACCGCCATTCCATTGCCGGTTTTTATCGCACATTCCGATCCTTTTATCCATTCTACACACCCTACATACTTTTCTGTAGAATGAAATCCGGGATTGTATTTTCCAGATGTACTGAACTCTACCGTATCCCCTACCTTCAGATCATCAAAAGCAATAGACCATGTGGTCCAAATTCTATCATGTCTCCCAGGCTGAATGGCTCCGATTACGCCTTTTTTACGACCGTTTTTTATCGCTCTTAGTATTATCTTTCTATCACCTTCGATAAGGCTGCAAAAGTGCCCGTAAAAGGTTAAATCAACCTGTTTTTCTCCTATTTCTTCTCTTATTTTTGTTATTCTGTTCATTTTCTGATTTTGCTTTATTTTTTTCTTTGTTTTTTCTATCTTCTATAGAAGATGATAATAACATTATCTTTTCTATGTTACTTTTTGACTGTAAAAAAGAATCGCATTTCATTACTACTACCACCTTCTTAAGTTCCCCATTATCGTATAGCGATACACGCATCATGTTTTGCGCCTCGTCCACTATCAGACCTGGAGTAGTCTTAGCCATTTTGCGTAGCTTATTATACTCCGGTCTTTCCATTTCCTCTGTTTATTACTCTATAGTATTTATCCTTATCCCCTTCTTCCAACTTCTCCAGATAGAAAATTCCATCATGCAAATGAGACAAACAAAACCTGTATCCGTATTTCTGCGTTCTTCTTACATGATCCCGCAGTCTTATCTCTTCACTTTTGTCTTGTACTTTGATCTTAATACTGTCTCCTTCTTTGATTGTGTATAAAATAGTTTGAATCTCTTCTTTTTTCATCTTATAAAATATTTTAACGGCAGCACCTATACTCACGCACCACTACTGCCTTATGTTTAACAATTAAATACTTAACTCTTCAATGGTCAAGCCTTTTTCTTTTGCCCACTTTAGCATCGCGCATAATTCTGTTTCTGACTTATATTTCGGATCACGCCACGCCCATCCGAATTTATCCAGGACATGATGATATAATTCGTCGGCCTTTGCCGTGTAAATGTCTTTGAATAAATGCTCCGAACCTTCTGGTATAAGCATCTCTGTTGTTGCAAAATCGGAATACGACAAACATCCGTAAGCATATTCTGTTATTTCACTCCACGCTTCTCCGGCTTTAAATCCAAATTCTTTTACAAAAGCCAAAGTTAGATACATATTTAATAATATTGTTACATCATATCCAGAATCCGACTTTCTTTCTATTATTTTCTTTTCAAATTCCTTTAAATCTTCAGGCCCTAAAAAGATGTATCCTGATACCGACCGATAATTAGCCTCCGCATACTTCTTGCATTTATCATCATTAATAATCTTACCAATGTTAGATAACATCTTTTGCCTCCATTCATCACAAAACTCTATCCTTACATCCATCCAATCAGTACCATAATTGCGATCTTTTGGATGTCCGACCGATATTACCTTTATGTTATTCACACCATATTCATAAAGGCGTTCGCCCACCTTATCCGCCCATTCCTGTACAAAAGGAATAAACTTATTGCAATAAGAATCAAAATCAAAATCTAATTCCTCCTCATATTCCGGCATCTCTTCATAATCTTGTTCAAAGAAATATCGAGGATCTGCTATTGTTTCATAGAAACTTACGTTAATAATTGTCACATATTTCTCCCGTGCATATATGATGCGGCGCCTGCCCCTTGATGTTATTCCCTAATAAAGCAATCCCCATCTCTTCGCCACATATCATGCAAACTTCTATAGACGGATTCAATCCGTGTTCTGGATGTAATGTAATACCATCTTTCATTTTCTTTCCTCCTTTGTTTTTAATGTTGTGTGAGATCGCCGGAATCGAACCGACCTACCGCACCATGAATCCCATAAAGCAAGTGCTCCGATCTTCGCAGACGGGAGCACTCTGTCTAAAGCATAAGAAAATTAATGAAGAAATTTTTCTCACTTACGCCATAGCATCTAAAATAGCTATCAACACTATTTCTATGACAAACATAATAGAAAATATCTTAAATGCCTTTTTCATATCGCTATCTCCTCCTTTTTATTTTTTTTAGTTCCACAACAAACTGTTCCGGCTCTGCTCCGACCTACGTTCCACCTACAACCGCAGGCCTTAGCCCAAGGCGCCGCCTACTCCCCCTCTATGGCAGCCTGTTCGTACCTACAACACCAGTCTCTATCTATACAACTATCACTACGCGATAACAAACATTTATCCTTATAACAATCATAAAAAATACACCTATCACAACTGTAATCCTTAACTTCTACACAGCTAACTACCTTAGCATATACTATACCATCACCGTCTTCTATTCCTTTCACCCCAAAAATAGAACCTTCTTCCTCCTTACTCAAATCTAAGTCAGGCGCAAAGTCATATACGTTCATGTTGTTTATGTTTTAATTGTTATACATTCCGATTACTACTAATCTATAGAATATAGTTTTCAACTCTCAACCTATTGAATTTTGTAGAATAAACTCACATTATGCCGTTTTAAAGCACTGATCTGTTGAATTTAAAGCACTGATCTGTTGAATTTTGTTGGAAGGAAGTTGAATTTTGTTGGAAGGAAGTTGAATTTTGTTG